ATGGCAGATACAGAAGCTAGGCTTTTAATCCTTGAGGCGTTTGAATTCTGGAGGCAAGAGCAAGTCACGTTGGCAACGGTGGCGGATTTGAATTTTGTGGATTTGTACGAGAAAAGGCAGATCATTTTGCCGGAATGGGTTTACGAGTCTTGTCCCGCCATATCTCGATCAACGCTCCACAGATGGCGGAAACTTTACAAGCAGCAGAGCTTGGGCAAGCGCAACGGTAAACGATACCAGCTAGCCAGCTAAGCATTCAAAAAATTCTGCCCCAACCTGAGCGAAATCCTTCGGGTAGCCACCGAGATTTGAAAATTTTTCTGCTATAAACAACCGATCTGCCATTCTCCACAGCACTTAGATAGCCGTCTTTTAGATCGCCATAAGGGTCGTGACAGACGTAAGCACCGTCTTCATGCCTGCCAATCACGCAAATTACATGGCCGCCAGTGGGCGCTTCTTCTGTACCTCTATGAAGTATTGCGATAGGCACGGGTTTTCCGTGGGCAAGTTGGGTGTCTATATCGGTAAAGCCCAGATCTGTCCTCCAGATCGACTCCAGTCCATAGAACTTAAGAGCCAGGGTTTGGGCTTCATGACTGACGGTGTCACCATACTCCAGTACCTTTGCGAGATACTCGTCATCGCCCGATATATTAGCCCCAAGAAACTTGGCTGCCATTGCACAGCTAGAGGAATTGCAGGTTCGGTCTGGCATTGTGTAGTTGTCGGTTTGCGGGTAGAAAGGCACGCCCAATACTTGGGGAGAGTAAACTACAGGCTGCCGCTTTCCTTGCGGAGCAAGCTTGAACGTACCTGCATGTGTTGAGTTCAGTAGATCTGCGAGCTTTTTGACCTCGCAGTTGGTGGGCACCGATCTAATAGCAATACCACCATCCATCTCGTAAATCGTCCCATCGCCAAAGAAATCAAGCCAGGTCATGGGCGGCCTCCAATTAACTTAGACAAAAAGCCAGCGCGAGAAGCCTGAACCAGATCTTCCTTATCGGGACCAGGTAATCCTTTGGGAGTGTACAAGTCTCCGACGTTGACCCTTCCAGCTATGGCCGCTAAAGCGCCGCCCCCCGTGACTAAATGGGTCAAGCCAATGAGCAAGCGCTCAACATCCCTAATATCCTGGGCGCTTTCCGGTAGATGGCGGGCGGCAATATTGGCAACCGGTGGCACGACGACACCCACGACAAGGGCGCAGATCGCAACTAGCGACCCGCGAACAGAGGAGGATTCGAGAAAGCTTTTGGGTTTCATGGAGTTAGCTTGCCTAGTTCGGTGAGCGTAATGGCAGCGGTGTAGAGTTTACCATCGCGGCCAAAATCGATATTTGCGCCAACGAGGAACTTGGCGAAGTAAGCAAGGGAGCCGTCAACCCCAGATGCGATGGTGCCAACACTTTGCCTTGTGGGAGAGGCTTCAAACTCTACAAGCTTGTCAATTTCGTCGATTAGGGTAACGCCAGTGAAAGTCCCTAAACGGATGGCTTTGTCTTGCTGTGCGGTTATCTTACTTAGTCCCAAGTAAAAATCCTCGTAACCAATCGAACTAAAGCTCCACAGGTGTTTCGCTTCGCCGCTTGGGGCGGCGATCAGAGAGTTCAGATTAAGGGTGTGCCTGAAGCTCGGACGCTGATCGCTTACCTCAATACGAGGCGTGTAGCTGGTGAAGCGTTTGAGAGTGACTGTTGTAGCGCCAAGAGTTAAGGTGAGCATAGGACTACCTCGGGACTTTGTAAGATTTACCGATCGCCGAGTACTTGGGCATCACAACACCAACGATTTCGCCGATCCTGAGGCTGGCATTACTCTCGTAGTCTGTAAAAACCCTTGAGCCATCCGATAGCTCAAGCTCGTATTTGCCGTTAGCTGGATCGCGGCGGATAAACCTACCAGTGGAGGTGGCACGATTGCGCTCCCGCAGCTCGCGAGCGGCGACTTTTTGAGAGCGATCGCTACTCTTGCGGAGAGATTCCGATTGAGCTAGGCGCAGGGCCTCAGGCAGGCTTGATAGGGGTGCCATTAAATTTCGGGTTCCTAATCTCATGTTTTTGGGTAAAGCTGCCAGTTGCCCCTCGAATTGCTAGATAGTAGCCCGTCGGCAGCGCGACATTTGCGCCGAAAGATTGGCCTGCAATCCTGGCTTCAATTTGCCTGCCATTGTACTTGACCTGAGCGGATTGGAAGTTCGTAGACCGCAAGGAAGCGATCTTGGGAGACTGGTAGATTATGCCATTGTCGGGATTTAAGATTTTCAAGCAGGGGTGCGGTGTTGGCTCGTTGGGATAAGTGTCGATAGTCACCGCCCATCCTTGTGTAGGATTCGGCAGCCCGAGAGCTTCGCCAGGGCCGCCCAGATCCTTACTGGGCAAATAAGTAATCGCTATGCCATCTCCGTAGTAAAGTTCGCCCGCGATCTCGAAGCCAGTACCGCCGAACAGCCGGAACTCGAACGCAATTTCCCATTGCTTGAGGCTAATAGGATTGGACAAAACGATGCCGCCTATTTTCTGAATCCCGATGTCGGGAATCAGCTTGATTACGTCCTTGTCTATTTGAGCTACCCCTTCCAAGCCAGCGGCAACAAACTTTTCTTCTTTCTTGATAACTTGAACTGCTGGCCTTGGACGCGATCGCCAGATTTCCCTAAAAAGCCCTTGCGTTGGTACCGGGCCAATCGCTTCGCCAATTCTGGGGGCGGAATTGCTGACGAGCGAGCCGCCACTGAGTACGCTGTTACCAAGGGTTTGGTATTTGGAGGTACCGCTCGCCACGTCGTAGCCCGCGTAGGCGGCAGGCAAAATCGCCTCTTCAGCCTCCGCCTCTCTTTGCGCAAGCTTGCGGAGGCGATCGCTCGTCTTTTGTTGGGAGGCTAGGTAGGCGCTGTTCATGGGAAAGCGGTGTAGACAAAGCTATCAATAGAGATTTGCTGGTTGAGCAGGATAGTAGTCGTGTTCAAAGCCAGATCGCCATCGCCATCCGCGATACTGACGGTGCCGCCAAATTTGAGTAAATCGCCGCTGGTAGTAGCTTCAAAGCGGACAGCGGTGCCCGAGGCTACGGCTGTAGCGGGGCCGATCGAATTGGCGGTAGCAGATCCGCTTGCCGCCGCTGGAGCGAGCGGATTGGGTAGCGTAAAGGTGGCAAGGAGAACGTTGGCATTGTCGTAGATTTTGATTTTGCCACCGTTGAGCGAAGACAGAACCGTATCTACATGCGCGTTGCGGACTGCGGTGGTGTGAGTTAATGCCATATTTAAAATCCGTAAACAAACCAAAAATCAACAACCGCATCGGCACCTCCAGCCTCAGCGACGAATTGGCCGCGCACGAACTGCGCTGGCACCAGAATTGGATTTGAGACAAAGTAAACCCCGTTAGTCGTTACGTTTATGTCAGCGCCGATCTTCGCCCAATTTGCGCCATCGGGGCTAATCTCGACATTCAAATCGACCGAGGTATTAATCGAATCGACCTTGTAGTAAATCCCGATTTTGTTGTGCCCATAGCACGGGAAGTCGGCTGTGAAGCCCGGATCGACAAGCTGATAGGTATTTACGACCTGTCGAATTCCGATCAAACTCGTCAAGCTATTCGGCGCGTAAGGATCGACGTTACTGCCAGCTCCTTCCGCTTTGAGATAAACCTCTGCGCCGTCTGCGTTTCTCGCCTTAATATTTGCCACTACAGTACTCCTAAAGTAAGCGAATTTTCGCGCAAGTCGATCCTGAAATCTATTGCGCCAGGGTCGGTATAAGCGTATGCGGTCGCCGCCAGTTCGCAGATGCCGCAAGTCGCCAACAGGACGTTGCCGGACACCTCGCCTTCTGCCGCCACAGAGCAGGCACCTACATTTGCCGCCAGTTGTGCGCGTAACAGAGGATTTACCAACTGCACGCCGTTGGCCTCGATCAGGATGCCATTGGCGACGATGTAGGACTCGGTTTGGGTGTGGCTGTAGGTAAGGCCGTCCAATAGCAGTTTATAGGTGGCACCCTTATAGACTGCATCCACGCGCATGAGGGGCTTTACAGAGCTAGACAGCCAGGCATCCGACACGCGGAAGCCTATTCTGCGCCCGAATCGCCTGCCTACGATCAGGCGATTAAAAATCAGTCCATACTGGTATAGCTGCTCGTTTGAGGTGCAGCCTTCGACTGAGATAGGCCGCTTGCGCTGCACAAAGCCACCTCCCGCCAAAGGCTGGGTAAGCACCGCCGCTTTGATTTGGCGTTCCTTTTGCGAGCGATCTGGATTGCGGTATTCGACGGCGGGCGGTTGTAGATCCGGGGTATTGCCGCGCTGTACGATGTCATCCCTACTCGGATCGCTGGCGGGAGCGTAGGGCTGCACCACATCGGGGTTTACCCTCACCCAGGCCACGCGATAGCGCTCCGTAGCGACCCAAATCCCGGATTTAGGCGGATCTTCCCGCCAATTTTTCTGGTAGCTTTCGCTAAAGCGCATCGACTTAAAGACCCCATCATTGGGGCTGACGCGGATGCCCACTTCCCTCGTTTCGGAGTCGATCGATTCGACCAGATTATCGGACGAGTATTTCCAGGTAATAATCTCTTCCTTAGTCTGGATAGGTGCGGTACTTGGATTCTCTGTGTAAACCAGCGTAATTGGCTCGGAGACCCGGATCTCCCGCCTGAAAATTCGCCCGAGATTATCGAACCACGATAGGTCGTCGGTCGTGGTGACGGTTATTAGCCGCAGAGGATCGGCAATAATTCCGCCCCCAAGATTACTTACGTTGCCGCCAGATTCGGAGGGCTTGGGAGGCTTTGCAGCAACGAAAGGCTTCTCGATAGTCGTGACTACTCTTTGCCGCCGAGTGACCGGATCGTAGCCGTAATCAATTATGGTCTTGCGCTCTTTGATTACCGATCGGTAGGGCTGGTTATTGCCCGGCAGAAACTCGCCCACCGTCCCGTACTCCACCAAAGTGGTAGTGCTACCAAGATTCGGATTAATCAAATCGTAAGCCACGCCGCTGACGATCAGTTCCTCAACGGGGATTTCGTTGCCTTTGCTCGGCTCCCAGATCGTTTCGTCTTTGCCTACTTCAAGGCTGAGATAAGCTGCCTGCGCAAAGTCGATCGCCGTATTCCGCGCCGTGCCAGAGCTATCGCAGTAGAGAAATTGATTCACTGCGCGAGCCAGGGTGCCTGCTTGCTCGGCGTACCCACCGCCGCGTTTGGGCAGCGGGTAGTCAAAGGAGCCGCTAATCGAGGTCAGCGAGTGGGGGATTTGGGCAGCGTCAAGGATTCTGCCGATTACAGTGTGGCGCGGGGTGCTCACGCCGATCTGTACGCCAGACACGTCGCTGTCTGGCTCGCGGAAATTGTTGAGCGAAATAGCACAGCCAAGCTGGATAGCGAAGTCGCTGTTAATCTCCGCGTCGGTTGGCTCGTCAAGGATATAAAGCTTGCCGCATGGGTGGTTCGCGAACGTGCCGGAATCGTTGCGTACCTGCACCTGTACGCTCTGTCCCCGCGCCCACTGAGTGGGGTTGAGTTCGTAGCGCGGATCGCTAGGCAGTGCGTTGAAATTGGCTGGCAGCGATAGCGTGAGTTTAGCCTCAATTTCGATCAAGCCATCGTCAAGCTCGGTGTACCCCGTCGTAAACTCGGTCACCCAGTCACTCCAGTCCTGGGTGCCGATAATTACGGATAAAGCCTTGGCGGCGATGATGGTCGTCATAGGCGGGCGAGCCTCATCTGCTGGCGACTATTCTCGTGGAGGAACCTGACGGCCTCGCCTGTGGGGTCGGGGGCGCTGATATTGAGACTTTGGATCGTGGTACTGGAGGAACTATTCGTCGAGGTCGGTGATTGTACGCGGAAGTTGGGGGCGCTGCGGCCAAGGTTGCCGAGATCGCTCTGGTAGATTTGCGAGCTAAACAGTCCTGCCAGCAGCGTTTTGGCATCCACCACCAGATTGCGGTAGATGCCCTGATCGCCTTTTTCTGCGGATTTCTGGGCTTTGTTCGCCAGGGCGCGAGCTGTCTCCAAATTGCCCTGCGATAGTTCTTGGGCGATTTCACCGACTGCATTGCGGATGAGTTCTACGCCCAGTTTGGCGTTAGAGATTTGATTAGCGGCGTTGAAGCTAAGCCCAGAACCTTTGCCGAATTCCTTGGACAGGATTTCATTGAGGCCACTCATTGTGTTAATCAGCGAGGCTTGCACGAAATCTTTGAGGCCGCCTGTACCCTGCGCGAAAGCGCCAACAAATTTGGCGGATTCGGGATTAGAAAGGACGTGAGTACCCCGATCCGTAACGTTGATAAGCTCGGGGCCGCGCTCGCCTACTAGGGCGATGCCGGATTTGATCGGCTTACCGCGAGTGCCGGAGGCAAAGCCCCCTACCAATTTCTGGCGCTTCAGTTCCTCGGTATTCTTGAGGATCTCTTCTAGCGTACTGCCTGCAACTGTTTGTCCGGTCTGGGCTACCGCAATCCGCTGGCCAAGCACTGATTTGGCAAATTCCGCGACCTGTCCGTTGAGGGCGGTAGAAGCCGCTTCGCCGAAGAGTTGGGCGGCTTCTTTATAGTCAAACTCTGCGCCCCCAATATTGATTTTTTCGGTACTGGATAGCCCTGCCTTGGAAAGCTCTTCGGCACGAGCTTTAAAGATAAAGGCTGCTTTCTCGAATTCGTTGGTGAGTCCTTGCGAGGCGGCAACTGCCTGCTGTTGAGCGACTGTTTGTCCAGGCGAGCTACCGATAATGCCATCTGCAGCTTTAGCCTCTGTCTGAATATTGCCGCCAAGTCCAGTGGCAGAACCCTGAAAACGGGTTGCGCCGTTGGCAAACGCCGCTTTGACCGCCAACGCTTGGGAGAGAAGCGCCTTTGTGTTCTCGACCATGCCAGCGATCGCCTGATTTAAGAGGTCGGCAGCGGTTACTGCTTTCTCAAATCCAGTGGCGATATTGTCCCCTGTTGCTTTGCCTAGCATTGCAGCTAGGTCGAGTTCCTTATTGAGTTCCTCGCTAAAATCGGAGCTTTTATCGAGTTGGGCGTTGAGATTGGTAATCGTGCCGTCACTGAGCTTGATTACTTCGGAAGTTGCGCCAAACTTCTTATTGAGATCGTCAACCGTCCTAATCGAATCACCTAGCTTTTGATTGACGGAAACGATACTGCCATCAGTTAACCTTACGACTTCGGGCGTGGACTTAAGGCTATCGTTCAGCGTCGAAGCACTGACAGAAGCGTTGGTTAATCCGGTGTTGAGGATTGGGATTTGGGCGTTGACATTACCAAAGGATTGGGCGATCGCCCCGATATTAGTCGTGGTTTGATTTGCGTTTGCATTGATGCCGCCAAACACTTCTTTTAGCACGTCCGCTGCCGTAGCAGTCTGGCGTGTCTCGCGGGTTTGCTGCTGCTGGGTCAATACCGTCTGTTTTTGCAGCTCGTTAAGCTGATTGGTACGGGCGATGCTCTCGTCATCGAGCCTGAGCTTCTCTTCAGCCGCCGATACCACCTGCTTTTGCAAGTCCAGCTCGCCAGCCGTCACGCCTGGCTTTTGTTGGAGTTTGAGCAGGTTCAGGCGCTCCTGTTTCAGCGCGATATCATCCTGAATCTTTTGCCTTTCCAACTCTGCTACTTTGAGTTGCTGAGTAATATCCAGCTCTTTGAGCTTGGCAGCAAAAACTCGTTCTTCGTTGATGGCCTCCTGCTGCTGGATTTGCAGTTTGAGCTGCTGGGACTCGCGTTGAAGTCCCAGTGCTTCGGTAATTTTGAGTTGATTTTCCAGGCGGGATTTGGCGAGGTTGCCCTGCGCTTCTTCCAGTCCCGATTGAGCGCTCAGAAGTTCGGCGCTACTCCTCAAACTCGTGAGAATTTTGTCCTGCGCGGCGATACGAGCATCGCCTTGCAGCTTGGCAACGCGCCCTTGTTCCTCTAATCCCGCGACTACCTGCGCTCTCAGCGCGTCTTCAGCAGCTCGCACTTTTTCAATGCGTTGGAGGTTAGCGGTGGCCAGTTCGTCGTTTAGCGAGATTAGCTTTTTCTGCCCTTCCTCAGGCGATAGCTTGCCTGCCGCTTGGGCTGCCTGGACTGCGGCAATCTCGTCTTTGATTGCCTGAACGCGAGCGATCGAGGCATTTTTTTCGATCTCTGTAATGCGCTTCGCCTCGACTTCACGCGCTAGGCCCTGCTCTTTAATCGCGGCAATCTGATTCGCGGCTGTAATTTTTACTATCGCCTCAGCCCTATTATTAGCCTCCTCAACTGCGGCTAAAGCTTTCTTTTCACCTTCTTCCCTTTGCTTGATTTGAGACTCAGCCAGGGATTTGCGGGCATCAAAACCCGCCTTTTCAACCGCCAAAATTTCGTCGTTGACCTTTTTGATTTTCTCCTTATCGGTTTCACCTACCAGCTTGGCACGCAGTACTGGTATTTGAAGTTCCGCTAGCTTGATGCGATCGCGGAATCCCTCTTCCTCAATCCTGAGTAACTCTGCCTGTGCTTCCTTGGCTGAGGTCGCGCCTTTAGCTTGCGATTCCTTAATCAGTACGGATTGCTCGGTAATGCGCCGCGTAATCCCATCCGTATTTTTTTTGTAGGCTTCGGTAAGCTCTTCGAGAGTTTTAGTCGCCTGCTTTTGCGCAGTTGCGGCCTGTGCGGTCTTTTTCGCGTCTTCCTCCAGGAAAACAATGCGGCCTTGGAAAGTCGCCTTTTGCCCTTCCAGTAAGCGAATCGTTGCATCTATCTGCGCCTGTAGTTCGGCATCGGCGGTTTTGACTTTGCGAAGGGATTCTATTTGAGCGTTGAGGCTGGCTATCTGGGTTTCGGCCTCCTTGCGGAACGCGGCGATGCCATTAGCTCCCAGCTTGGCGGCCTCTCCTGCCTCCAGGGTCACCAGTCCATATTTGCCCAGGATTGCCTGTCCGCGATTAAGGGAGATACTGAGCGCATCGAATGTTTCCGAGAATTTAATTTGCTGCGCTTGTGCTTCCGCTTGCGCTTTAGTAATCTGCGCGGTCTTACCAGTATTTTTGGCAATCTGATCGCCGAAGCGATCGCTAGCATCGGCAGCACCCTCGGCAAGATTTTTCCAGTTAATAAATGCTGTAGCAATTTGATCTATCGGGTTCTTGGCACGATTCATGCCCTTAGCCAGGGCATCAACCGAATCATTAAATAAATCTACGGCGCTGCCATTTTCGTAAATCGTAATACCAAAAAGCTTGAACGATTCTCTTCCCTTTTCGACACTTACCCCCGTCGCCGCGATCGCCGCATCTAAGCTTTTACTGAATTCGTCGAAGATCTTGATACCTACAAGTTGGTCTAGCCCTTGCAGGAACGTGTCGATGATGCTGCGACCTGCTTCAAAGGAGCCGTAGAAGATCGCGACCGTGGCCGCAGATTGAAGCAAAGCTGGAACAAATGTCTTGAGATGCTTAACCACCGCAGCCAAAACATTAGAAAGGACGGGCAGCACTTCCTTTGCCAGAAATGCGGCAGTTGCGGTAAATGCCTTGGCAATCAGGCCAGCAATTCCCAAGCCTTCACCAAATAGCTTGACAGACCCTACCGCGGTCAGCATTTTTTGAGCAATAACCGCAACAATCGAAGCTGTTTCAGCTATTCCCGTTACAAAGATTCCAATGCTTTTGATTTGATAAACGAGAATTGTATTTAGGAAAGTCATTGCCGCGCCCAGAGCCGCCTGCGCACCCGCCAGAACGCCAGCCTTTATAGCAGCCAGATCCAGACTCAAGCTGTATGCCGTAGTCGTGCCCGTCAATAGACCCATGACCGCACTTAACGCTTGCACTGCAACCGCCTGCGCTGTTTGCAATCCGGTAAGAATTGCTGTCCTGGCGCTGGTTAGATCGAGCGTAACGTTTAGCACCTTAAACGTCGCGTCATAGCCAGCGATCAGTTTTTCGGCTATAAATACTCCAGCTACCCCCGCCGCCAGCCTGACCACTGTGGCAATCAATTCCTTAATGGTATTAATTACGCCGCCAATCGCGCCATCAAGGCCCTGGAAAGCAGCAACTTGTTGAACGGGATTCAAAATCTCGAAAACGCCTAAAACCTGCTTGCCCGCAAAAAGCAGCGTCTTCACCCATTCTGAGGCATCTCGGCCAATTCCAATAAAAGTCTCCCTAAAGCGATTTTGAAAAGACTGGAGCTGGTTGTCGACACTCCCGGTAACCGAATTAAAAGCCTTATCCAGCGCTCCTGTTTCCGTTTTGAGCGACACGATCGCCTTTTGGAAATCCGCCATATTGTTGGCGGTGGCTGGCAGGATAGCGGAAACCGCCTCGACCGAACCAAATAATTTATTGAGGACTTCCGGGGTTGCACCACCCTTATCGGCGATATCCCTTAACACGCCAGCCAGCCCCTTGGATTTGAGAGCGGCGGAGTCGAATTGGATACCTAAAGCTTTCGCTTGCTCTACCGCCTGCGACGAAGGGGTAAGGATTGCCGAGATTGCCTGACGAAGACCCGTGATCGTTTCGCTAGCGCCAAGCCCCTTGGTTGTGGCAACCGAAATTACGGCATTGAGTTCGGTGAGTCCCACGCCCGCCTGCGCGGCAATCGTGGCAACCTGCCCGATCGAGCGCCCGTACTGATCGACCGTAATCTTCCCTAAATTTTGGGTTTGGATCAGTTCGTTGGCGATCGCCGCCGCTTCGCTGGCATCTTTGCCGTAGGCGTTCAGGATTGTGGTTACAGCATCGGACGCAACTCCCAGGTCGGTAAACCCAGCTTTGGCTAGCTTTACGGAGCTAGCGAGGATCGCCGAAACATCTGCAGTTTTACTGAAACCCGCAGAAAGTACGTCATAAGAACTATTTAGTAAGATGGTCGAGGAATACTGATTTTTTGTCTCGCCTGCCAGTCGCTGCATCTGACTGGCTAACGCATCTGCTTCGTTGGTCAGCGTCCCCACCTTGGCGCGAGCGTTGTCAAATTCCTTGAAAGCGCCAAACGCCTCTTTTCTGATCGTCTCAAAGGTCGGGATAGTAATCCCGCCAAATTCTTCTAATCCTTGTTTTACTGTATTGACGCTATCGTTTAGGTTGGTAAATACAGTAGCTGCCGTAGTGACGACTTCGTAGATATCCAAGAATATGCCGGGCAATTTGGCGTAACCAACTGTTAAAGCAGCGGTTTCTACCAGAACCGCATTGAAACTCTTTAACTGCTCGTCTGCAAATCCAACGCTTTCCTGGAAAGCCTTGCTATTGGCAACCAATTCAAACAAAGCGCCGCTAGTCTGCCGAAAAGTCTTTAGCGCTTGATCGGCTTTAGCGGTTATGAGGATTTGCAGATCCTGAGCCATGTTATGCCGCCTCTACAATTTCCACGGCAGCTTTAGGCGATTCAACGCCAAGCTCTTTTGCTAATGCCTCAGCTTCAGGAACCTTCTGCATTTCCGCAGCGCAAAAGGCAAATGCCCTCACGAGAATATTGAGCGGCAATCTACGAACGTTTTCGACTGTCCATTCGGGATCGACGCGGGAACGCATAAATATACCGACAATCTCCGTCACGATGTCCGCATTAGCTAAAGGGTTTGCCTTCAGCTCCTCTTCCGATAAATACCGTACTTCTTTGAGCTGCAGCATCTCGTCAACGGTAACGGTTTCGTAACTAGGGATTTTGACTGATGGCGACAATTCGCATCCTCCAGTCCCAAACTCAGAAAAATTAATCACGCTTTGCGCTCCTTTAATCTGTCGCTAACCTAATCAGTTCAAGATCCAATTCATTTAAAGCCAACTGCGGAATCTTGCCTTCCGCCTCCAACTCCAACACGATCCGCGCCGATCGCCTATCCACCAATTCCCTTGCCTCCTGCCGAGCTTGCAGCCGCGCAACTGGATTAAACCACTCGTGTTTGGGATTTTTCTCCCCAGCAATCTGACAAATCGCAGTACCCAGATTGGCGATCGCCGCGACTACCAGATTCGATCGCCCCATCTCGATTTCATCAATTGCTCTGAGGGCTTGATTGATAATTACGATTGGGGTGTGCTGGAATCTTCCTGCGGCGAAGCGCCGCTCGTTGGGGTAGTAGTACTGGAGCCGGAAGAAGACTGCTCCCCAATCGGTTTTTTTTCGTCGCCTCCAGCCTCCTCCAGCTCTTCTACGGGCTCCCATTGCCGCATTTCGCCGATCATGAAGTTCTTGGCAGCTTCGATCAGGTGCATGGGCAGGCGATCTAAATCCAGAGCGTCGATCAGCTCTGGCCTGAAGTGATTCTCGGGACGCTTCAACCCCATGCGAATTAGATCGAAATATGTCACCCCTTCTTTGCTGATGGACTCCTGTTCGGCAACAGTCAGACTGCCGTATTTCGGTATGCGCAAATCGAGCGTTTCACTGTCCATGCGGACGGCACAAACATTGCACCACTCCTTAATCTCCAACTCAAACGCTTGCAAGAGACACCTCTAAATCGTAAATAATCCCTGGCTCTATGCCAGTCAAATCCACTTCCAATCGCTCCTCACTATCCACGTCTTTGAGGGATACCCGCCCCTGAGGCTCACTCAGCACGAGAATCCCGATCGCTACGCAACCATCGCGAACGCGCAGATTAATCGCGTAAACGCCCTTAGCCTGCGCCGCTCGCATTAGGTGGGCTGAGCGTCGATTGTGGTCACCTTGCCAAGGAAAGCGAATTCGCGATCGCGGGTGATGAAGCCTTCGTTTTCGGCGGTATCGTTATCGCCAGTCACCACGCCCGCTCCCCAGATGATTTCGCCAGACTTGTAAGCGGCACTGGGAGGATCGAAGCGGCGCTCCAGGATAACCTCGTTACCCGCTTCGCCTGCCCAAGCAAGCGTGAGGCCGCCAGCATTTTTGTATGCGAAGTTGCCCGGCAAGGCGATGCTTTTTTCGCCGCCAGTGATCACCCCATCTCTGTCCGAGCCACTGTTGTAGTCGGTTGCCGCCGCCAGGTTGTAGCTCCGACTGATGCCCGAGTTGGTCAGGTCAAAGACGTAGACTGGGAACTCGGCAGTGGAGCCAGCGGGGATCTTCTCTGGCAAAGACTCGACAGCCAGGGAGGTGGAGCCAACCGGGGCATTAGCGCTCAGCTTCGCAATAAACTCGAAATCGTCCGAGTCGTTGAACATCAGGTACTGATTTGCCTGCATCTCGGTCGTGGTCGGACGGAGAAGGCTGATCGAGACTGCACCTTTCGCCCCTGTGGCAGCGCCGGATACGGCGGTATTAGCCAGGGTGCCAGGAGCGGGTGCCACGGTCGTACCGATAGCGAAAGTGGTGTCGCTAACTAGGTAGAAAGTGCGATCGCCCCCACTACCGACACCTGGCGCGGTCGCCTTGACCGCGACACCAGCCTTCATAATCACCGCAATCAAGCCGTCGCGAATCGTTTCGTTCGTGTCCGCGCCCGTGGCGACGTAGGTGTAGTTGATGGAGGCAATCGGAATCGTATAGCTACCTGCGGTGGCAGTACCGCCAATAGTAATTAGCGAGTTAAACCCGCTCGTATATAAAATTTGATCGGCCAGTCGTGCTCGGGAATTCACGGGCGGAATCCCAACGTACACCTTCGCCTCGCGCCCCCGAATCTTCTTGCGATTCAGGTCGATAGTTCCTCGTTTCCCTTTAGTAAGCGGCATCTACAATCACCTCAAAAATCAATGAATAAACCCAAATCCCAGACTCATTGAGAGCCTGGGTGACAAACTTTTGCCCGCGCCACTGCATTTCGTTGCAGTATTCGAGCGGTGCCCATCTCGCCAGCTTCGCTCGAATCGCTTCGAGCAACGGATAGGCTTTCGAGTGCTGTCGCAGATCTTCGTACTTCACCAGCACCTCAAAGATCACCGATTCCATTTCCGAGTTGTAGTCAGGGCGCAGGCTTTGAGAGGATTGGTAGTTCACGAATACCGCGCCCTTGCTGATCGGTCTGGCCAGCTCGCTAGCGTCTAACGCACCGATCCGCACGTTATGCGCGGAGGCTAGCGGGGCAAGGCGCTCCAGGATAGCCCGTTCGATTTCTGCTAGGCGTGATTCAGAAGCCACGCAAAAAATCCTCCGCAAATATTCCCCTGCCCTCGGAAACCTGGATATCGCCCTTGGCGGTCTCGATCGCCACAGGTGGTGTCGCGCCACTCAAGCCGAGCGACATTTTGCAAGCGCCGATTAGCTTTAGCTGAGCGATCGCTTCGTCAGCCCTGCGAATCACGTCTTCGCGAGCGGAGATCGAATCCATGCGCCGTCTAGCGAGATCCAAAACATAGCCCTTTAACAAAGGTGGCTTGGGGTCGGCAAACGGCATTTGCTCTGCGACGGCGGGACAAGTGGCGATCATGCCATCGACGATTGCTTCCGCGTCGGCAATATTGCGATTGAGGTTGGCGCTATTGATCTCGGTTGCCGAAGCATCCCAAAGATTGGATAGCTGCACGACCTCCTCGTAACCGAAGGCATCGACAAAATCCTGTTGAGTGGCGTATCTACCCATACTTTTGTTCCTTAGATCAAATCCGACAACGTTGTCGGATTTGATTTTTTATTTACTCTCGACAGGTGCTGGTTCCTTGGACTTGACAGAAGGCTTAGTGTCAGGCTTTTCAGGCGGCACATCGAGCGTTCCAGACATGGTCATCGCTAATTCCTCAGGCATCTCGACTTTGTCGCCTGGTTGGTAGGTGCGTCCGTCGTAGCTCAGCCATCCCAATACCTTAAATTCTTTCAAGCTTCACCTCCTATTTCGCTACAGGCTTATCTTCACTCGACGGCTTTTCGGCGGGCTTCGCCGGAGCCTTTTCGGGGATCTGGTCGCCCAGTACGTCCCGTGGCAATCCTTCAGCCAGGTCGGCGACCATCTCAACTATCCCACCCGGCTCGTACCGCTTCCCATCGTGATACAGGGGTGAATTTACTTTGTATTTCGGCATTTCGGCCTCCTAAGCAACAGCATTTTGGATAAAGTAACCAGCCAGATTAGCAACAACCACCTCTTTAACGGACTCGCCCACGCGGACGCGAATGCCGCCGTAGAGGCCGATATCTGGATCTTCGCGGGTACCAGCCACTTTTTTGCCGAACTGAGCCGTCATCATAAATGACAGTCCCTTGCGGAAATTTGCCAAAGGATCGACTCGAAGCAGCCAAACATGCTTGCCCCAAATATAGCTGCGTGCAGCGGCTTGACCTTCTTTCGATGAGTCGTACCAGCCTTTACCAATCACGCAGCCCTTCAAGCCAAAGAAATCGGCTACCGCCTGCTGAGAAGCCATGCCATTTGTTACACCAGCATTGCCGAATAAGGCGTTGATGATTTTGGGATGGGTGCGCAGCTTTGTCCAGGCTAGCTGTCCGGCTACCAAATGCGTAAAGGTTACTGGCGCAGAATCAAGCGCCGTGGTGATCGTGCCAACCGGGTCGCTATTGGTAAAATCCGAAAACTGTGAAGTGCCCGAAAGCGTGACGCGGTTGGTAGTCGGGAAAGTGGCAAGCGTTGACATGGTTGTGGCAACGCGCAACTCTCGATCGCGCATCACATCGTCGGTCAAGGCTTCTACTGCGTCGCTCGCCAAATCCACGCCCGGAACCTGATTCATCACATCCTTGTAAGGAATTGGATCTTCAAGCCCGTAATCTTCTGTAGAAACGGTTTTCAGAGTACTGGTGTACTCGACCTCGTTTGGCCTGGATGTGCGGCCCACCTTCGTATCTGGAATCCTGAATGCCTGGTCGATACTGTACTCGCGATAATCAAACTGGCTCTGTGGCACGATGATGCGCGGCGAAATTATATCGGCGATATAGTCGTCGTTGCGATACGCGATCGCAATGCCGGACTCCCTTGGCTTAAACTCAAATGGCGCTTGTGGTGCCATACTTCCTCCCTATAATTAACCCTGAACAGATCCTTTGGCCACATCGACAAATCCAATGTCGCCCAACACGCCGGAAACAAAAGCCGTGCCGATGATGCGATTGTTTGCGCCCGCAGCGGGCGCGGCGGCAACTGCTCGCCCCTGAGCGTCCGAGGTCAGCAGAGCGCCCCTGGTTATCGTGCCGCCATACTCAACCTTTTGCAGCCCGTTGAGATAGCCATCCACCCGATCGCCGACCGCATCCGCGCCCAGGATTCCGGTAACGCCGATCAGGGCATCGGTAGCTGCCGTGGCCAAAACTACGGAGCCGTCAGCCGAGCCAAATTTAAAGATCCGATATCTGGGAATCGCGCCCTCGGCGGTGAAATTCTTGGCCAAACCCATTGATTGCGACATAGTTCCTCGCCCTAAATTTTCAATTCTCTAGCGGCTTCGGCAAACGAGATTTCGATGCCTTCGGCTTTGCGCTTGTTTCTGTGCTCGGTGATTTTGCGGGCGATCGCTTCGGCATCGCTCGCATCCACCTGCTCCTGACCCGCACTGGATTCTTTGAACTCCACAATCGCCGCGCGGTTTTCCAAGGATTTCTTGAACAGATCCAGTGGCGACTCGGATTTACGATCGCCGCCTTCGCCGAATTCCACGGGCTGCGAATCCGCCAGCGCCTGCATCGTCGCTAGCAGCGCTGGCTTTTCGCCAGGCGTAACCTTGCCTGCATTGCTTAGCTTGTCAAAGAATTCCGAGAATTCTATGGTTTTCAAGTCTTTCTCGCGTTTGGCGAGCGCCGCCGCCCACGCTTCAAGTTCTTGTTTTCTCGCGTCAAGCTCTTGTTTTCTTGCTTCTTCTTCGGCGGTCATTGTCACCTCGCTATAACTTTGCTCCATCACTCCTGTCATTGCCGCCTTCTCCTGTATGGGAGCGGCAATCATCGCCTCGATTAGATGTCGAGGCAAAAACTTCTCGGCGACTTCAACGCCCTTTTCTTCGATCATGAAGTCGCGCACGCCCGACATCGCCTGGGCGATCGCGCTATCCATCCAGCCACTAAAACTTATTTCCCCAAACTCAATGCAAACTTCCTCTTCCTCGCCCTCAGTAAAACTGGGCGACTCCATACCCTTGACTCCAGGAATCTGGACGGCAGCAAGGTGCCTGATTCCCCACTTACCTGGAACTGGGTTTGCTTTATCACTGGGGGCGTACAACCTGGCACTCAGCTTGGGATACCTACCTGCGTTTACAGCTTCGGCAAACTCGGTCACTACCCTGTGAGGCAGCGCGTAGAGCTTCTCACCGACCGCGAACACGGCTTTAACCAAACCCTGGTTGGGCTTGCTTTCGTCGTGCCCGATCAGGATAGGCGCTTCGTGGCGATTGCGATCGTAGGTCGCCGCCATTTCCTGGATATCGGCGGCGGTGAACGTGCGTTCAACGCCCCGAGAATCTACGTGTTTTCCCGCCCTGATAATCTCCAGCATTTCTAGTCAGCAAAATCGGCGTAAATTATATATCGCTAACTACCTTTCGGCTTTGACAGTGAAGTAGGCCTCCAGCAGACTTCCATTGCACTCGAACTTTAGCTCCACGCGATAGACCGCGCGATCCTGTAAATCCCTCAACAGCGGTAGCCTAGCCTTGGTTCCACTGAATTCAACCGTACCGCTCGGCATCACCGATGCGGTCATGTCGGCGTAAGCACCGCCATCTTCGCCGACCAGAAAAACCTTTACCTGCGGGTTTTGCGGAGCGCTGCACCAATTCGCGCAATCCACCTCGTAGGCGATCGCCTCGTCAACCCCCTGCCTCTGCTGCCCCTCTCGCACTGTTCTGCTAGCCACCGCGTTCCTCCAGATTTAAGTTAAAATCTCGCTTCTCTAGCGATAGATCGAACAGGCGCTCGTCCAGCGTCAAGCCCTGCGACCTTGCATACAAGCTCAAAGCCACCACGGCGGCTATCTGCGTCCCGATCGAGCTATCGCTGACCAGCGCCAGGGCTTTGGCGAGCGATACTGCCGTCTCGTAACTGATGCCGCCCATAACACCAAACGCCAGCGCTTTCGCGACCTCGGTTACCGCACTTAAATCTGCTTGGGCTTCAGCGCCAAAGCCCGCCGCCATCGCCAGGTTTAGCGCTTCTTCCTGCGCGATCGTCACGCCCACCGACAACGCCAGTGTCACAGCTAGTGCCGTCCCCGCCTCCAGAGAGGTACTGGCGACAGAAGTAAGTGCCAAGCTGCGTGCCAGGGCGGCAGCGCAAACCAGTGTGGCGGTATTGTCGAGGGTTATCCCCTCGGTACGCGCCAGGGCAAGCGTGGCATTTATGATGCCTGCAACCGAGAAATCGGTTGCAAACCCTTCGGTGCGCGAAAAGGCTTGCAATGCCCCCAGGTCGGCATTTGCGCTAGGCGCGACTGCGTTTGACTGCGCCAAATCCAATGCCGCCACAAAATCGATCGCCGCCGCCTCCGACATCCCCGCCGATCGCGCCAAACTCACCGCGCTATCAAGAACGCTTGCCGCACTAGCCGTTAAACCTTCGGTACGGGCTAGAGCGAGCAGCGTTACTAACGAGGCGATCGCCACAGTCCCGAAACCCTCGGTACGCGCCAGAGCCGCATCTACGCTTAAGTCGCTATTCACGATCCAGGTCGCTGCCAGCACCCTAGCCAGCGGCAGCGCACCATCAATCGTCATCCCCGCCGCGAAGCTTAAGCCAAGGGATTTGGCGATCGTCACGGAGCTATCGATCGCGCCACCAGCAACAGTGGCGAGCTGCAGCGTTCTAGCAAAAATCTGAGAGGCCGCATTCAGATCGGCAATATTGCCGCCGTCAAATCCCGCAGTTTTGCCAAACGCCATGCCTGCGTCCAGGACGGCATTGTTGAGAGTAGCAAAATTTTCGATCCTCTCAAACGCGGCAGCAACCTCGTAAATATTGGAATTGGAATCGTAGTACTGATCGGCCAGGATCGCCCCGATTCCAGGAAAAGGTGTACCTCGAAGCGGTGGTGCAAACAAATTGTTTGCACCCGGTTTTCGGAATCTCAACTGCTTGTATACACCCATCAGCCTTGCACCAAATTCCAGGAACCCGTAAACGTGCCAGACGTGGCGTTACTCAGCAGCGCCGCAAACCAGAGGCAGGCATCGTCGTAGATACGCGGCAAGCCCGTTCCCGCGAAATCCAGGTTCGCGCCAATGTTGACCTGGCCCATTGCAGCAGTCAAGATGCGCCTGGCGCAGGTCACGCCGAAGTTGCCCGCCGTGCCAGTACTCCCGGAAAGTGTGACATTTGTCACGGTCTTGATTGGTTGTCCTGCGTTCGGAATAATCCTGAAAAGCCTACTCGGTTGGTTGGCGGGTGAAGCCCCTCCCATAACAATTGCAGGAGCATTTCTAGCAACGTCATTTTGATCGGTGTAAGCGACAGTAGCGTTGGCAGCGGTAGTGCCGATCGCCGTATAAATCTCAAAAAACCACTCGACATCGCTGCCGTCAACAGCCGCGCCTCTATTGGCGGGAATCACGCCATTAATAGCTTGCGCCGATCCCGCCACCGTACCGCTCAATCCGCCCATATGACCCAGGCGATCGTACAGCGTCAGGTAGTGCGAAGCGCTGCCCGCACAATTAAAATTACTCAAATACGAAAGCGCGGGCGCAGTCGGATTGGCAAACGGCCACCCGCCTGCCGTAGCGTCTGTGCAAGTAGCCCATACCCCGGGCGCACTGCCTGCAGCAGGGAAGCCAGCACTCAGCCACAGCGACGATAGCGCTCCGGCCAGTTGCGTGCTGGGGCCAGTCTTGGACAGTAGGCCCAGTTGGGCGGTGGGCAGCGCCGCGACCAACTGGTCGTAGTTGGAGATAGTCATTAGCTTGCGGTGAGGGTAATTGTGACGTTTAAGGTATCGCCATTAACAACGGAGCGATTGCCGCCCGTGAAGTTACCTTCGCCGTACAGTATCCCCGATGTGCCCGTGGCAGCGGTGCAGATAAAAGCGCCCGCCACGGTATTGTTAGCGAGGATCGGGAATACCGCTTTACTGGCGGAGTTATCCACGGAGCCAGCAGCTACGGTACCTAGAGTCAGTGCCTGACGGTTGCCAGTGTAGGCCGTGCCCGGCGCTAGCTCAGTCCAGCCCGCGTGGCTTGCGAGTGTATCGCCTGCGGCGTAGGTGGGAGCGGAGGCACCGTTCACCAGGCCTACAAACCACGAAGCGGTATAAGCAGAAGCTTTAAAGTGCTTGTTGAGCGAATCGTTCAGGCCTTCTGTAGTGACGAGGTTGTCAAACTCCTCAGCCCACTTGAGGTTGCCGTCTTTGTCGAAGCATTCGACAACGTAATGGTTTTCGAGCGTGCGCGTACCCAGTTCTACTACCTGCATGTGTTTTCCGTGTAAAGCGGGTAGATTTTATACGCTGCCCGGCGATGCGGCTCTCGCTACTCGCCAATAAAGTCTTCAATAATCGCTACTATCTCTTCTACGTCAGCATCGCTTACCCCCAAGAAAGGTCGAGCGGGAATATTTCGCCTCGGAGCGCCTAGCTGATGGATAGCACCCAGACTGTACGCGCCGATGGCGACGTTCGTGCCGATCGCTACGCCATCTTTGCCCTGGAGCTGATAGGCGATCGACGCTCGCAAATCGCCTTTGAATTGCAGGATCTTGTCAATGCCCCGCCGCTTCTGCTTTTGCGCTGCGTATTTGGGGCTTAACGCTCTCCACGCCGATCCGTCAGGACTGGATTCGTTGGCGAAGTTTTCTTCCGCGCGCATGCGCATGTATTCGCCGATGTTTCGCATGGCAGGCGAAAGGTCGCTCGTCTTTTCTGCCAGCCTTTGCAGGGCTTCGTTAATCTCGCGATCGTCTACCGTGATTTCCAAGAATGCCATAGGTCAATCGATCTCCCGTACAACAAACTTGCCGTCCTCCTCAACCACCTGGTACCGATCGCCCAACTTCTTCTGCAAAGTTTCGGCCTGCTTGCGATTGGCATAGGGCTTGCCTACTTTGGACAGCCAGCGATCGGCTTGCTTGGCGGTAAGCCCTGGAGGCAATTCCTTAGGCGGCGCAGGCAGCAAAGTCGGATCTTCCCCGTCTAGCTCCAAGCGAAATCCGCCTCTTGCCGGTTTAAGCTTAAAACCAGGCAACTGATTGACAGCTTTTTCCGCTTCTTCTCTTTCCAAAAAAAGATAGCTTTGAATAGTTCTGATCGTGCGTCGAATATCCTCCCCACCTTTTCTCAGGATATTGCGCAGTGCAAACGGTGAAGCGCTTGACAGTTTACGCTTATCCAAGTATTCGTCCGCCGCGTCAACAGGCATTGCCTGAGATTTGTTGGGTTTTGGTTTACCAAGCTTGGAGGCAAATTTCTGGAATGCCGCGATCGCATCCTTGAGGTTGTTCTGCCCTTCTGGGGGTAGCACCTCTGGCGTAATCGCTTTAGGCTCCAGCTCAATCGCACTATAGCGATCGGTTCCACTCTTGGTTGGAGAGACAGGCACGATCTCTGCCCAGTCCTGACGTTTTAGCGCCCCTGGCGGAGTGATGGGGCCAATGAGCCGATCGGTTATTACCGCATTTTTATCCAGCTTGAGGTAATTAAAACCTTCCCGCCAGGCAACATTATCGGGATCGAAGCTGTCGGGGAATACTACCCCCTGCTTTTCTAGAAGCTCTTTCACCGCCTTGCACTGTTCTGGAGTCCAGAGATACCCATCCGCCCTGGTAGGCTGGACGTTGAAAGTCCCAGCCGTCGCCCCTGTATTTTTGTTGATCCGAACGCGGTAATCGCCCAACCCTCGGCGAACGTTTATCCCAAGCTGCGTGTACTCTTCTGGAGTAATCAGCCGCGTTTCTATCGGCTTTTTGACTGGCTTAGAGGGCTTTGTCCGTTTAGGCGCAGGAGCCTCAGGCTCCGACTTGCGAACCTCTTTAAGCAATTCTTCAGCATTTTCCACCTTAGGTTCTGACGGAACCCGCATAACGTTTGGCACTGGCTCAAGTTTTCCAGCCGCCTGAGTAGCGGGAACGCCATTAAAATCTTCTACTATCGCTCGGAAGACCTCCTTATTCGCCAGCCAGCTTTTGAGCAGGCCGCGATTGCCAAGCGCCGCTATCGAATCGTAGCGTCCGTGATAGATGCCCTTAAACAGCCGATCTTTATTGGCGCGCCTGGCAACTTTATGCAGGAGTTGATATTGGTCAATATCCGAAATATACCTACGATATTGCGTCTGTCCTAAATCGACTGGCGCAGAAATCCCGCCCAGCGTAATCACATTGTCAACTTCAATCTCCAGCGCTCGCAGTATGCCTGCGATATCTTCTACCACCACCGCGCCTGCCGAGTGCCCCAAAAGGTTAACCTTGTTCGCGCCACGATCCAGGATCAGCCCGATTAGAGCCTTTGTCGATTCCGAGCTGAGTCCTAACGATTTTACGTGGACCTCAAGAATCCTTGACAGAAAGTTAGGCCCATCTTCAGTGACAATACTGTTAGCAGCCGCAACAATCTCACCCTCTAGCCCTTGCTTCCGCAATCCCTCTGCCATTGAGGCAGAAGCCACAGCCCCTTCATCGCCAGCCCCACTCAAAACAACCGTTAAGGGCTTGTCTTTGACTTCAGTCGCCAGCAAGTCTCTGACCCTCTGCAATTTCTCCTCAGAAATTTCCGCGCGTATTTCGTCGGCAATTTTTTTATGTATCCCAGCCCGCCATGCCGCAGAAACCCTGGTAACCTCAGTTCCTATAATTTCTGGTGCTAGTGTCGCCGCTTTTATCCCAACCAAAACCGCGATCGCGCCAAACCCCACCTTGCCCGCCAAATCGATAATGCCTTCCCTTTGCAGGTCGGACTGCATCCTGGACAGGATTTTCCGCCTTTTAAGGGCGCGATCGTCTTCTCTTTCTGTATCGGTTTGGGGGACACAGCTATTCTCAAAATTATTGTCCGGCGCGATCCTGAATCTCTTGCCATCCACCTCAATCGTATCGCCCGGCCTGTAGCCCGTTTCCACCCGCAAGCCCCGTCGCTGCAAATCGCGATCGCTCAAACTAACCACGCCACAGTTGCACCCAAAGCCACAGGGCGGAAACATGCTATTCCACAAAGGATGGTCGGCGGGGAAGACCTTGCCGTCGAGCGCCAGGTGGACGGGACGGGGACTGCGGCTATTGCCGTGCCTCCACATCCATTTGTCGCGCTTCTCCAGTACCGCAGGGTCGGTCATTTGCTGGCAGCGGCCATCGGAGTAAGCACCCCTCAGGTTGGCTTGAAAGATAATGCCAGCCCGCCAATCGCGATCGCCTTTATAGTTCCAGCCATACCTCGTGGCGATCGCGTCGAAATTTTTAGTAAATTCGGCGCGGCTCGTCCCTTCGGTCAGCGCCCGATCCACCTCTGCCCTGATGTCCCCCAAAACCGCAGCCTTGGCTCCAGCGACCGTAAAGTAGGCATCGTGTTCCGTTGCGGTCAAACTATCCCAGCGCCTGGTGGGGCGATTCTGCTTTTCGGAGAAATAATCGATCGCCTCCTGAAATGGCAGTAGCGCGTACTCCGCTTCGGCAAATTCGACTGTTTCACCATTAAGTACTAGCTGCTCGGATTCGTACCAGCCAGCTAAAGCGCTAGCCGCCAGCGCGCTGGCAACCGAGCGATCCAGATCTTCAGAGTCCAGCTCGGGATAAATCTCAGCCAGGCGATCGTAGTATTCCTCCAGGTCGGCGCTTTCCCCCAGTAACTCCTTGCACTGCTCGAACCACCGCGCAAAGTAGGGTGCGGCAATTTCCCGCAGGCGATCGCTATAGCTATCAACTATATCCATTCAGTTTGCCCACCCGACTGGCGGCGATCGCGGCCTTGTCCATCAAGCCCTTAAACCGCTCCGTTGGCAGATCTGGGAACAGGCAATCCACCTTCTCCGCAAATTCCACTAAATCCTTAGACCCCGCCAATAGCTTCAGCGCATCGTTTTCCGCAAACTGAGGCGCGGTCGGAATTGCGCGATTGTCTGCGTTCGGCGGCAAATCCGACAACGTTGTCGGATTTGGAGCGGGCGGCTCGGGCTTAGGAATCTCCTCAAAATCCTCACCATAAATCTCGCGCACCGATTCCAAGCTGCGGCGAAAGCCCATGTCGAACAGGAGTTTGTCCGTAGCAGCGATAGAGGCCACGTCTTCCTCTTCCTCCGTTTTCCGCCACACCTGCGGCGGTTTCGCGTTAGGGAAATTCCAGAAGCACAGCCTTTTTGCCAGCACCTCGGTGTTGAAAGAGCCGCAGATCAGATCGGCATCGCCCTTCACCACCCGATCGCCCACATCCTGGTGTACCTGCGCCTGCGATAGTGAGGAGCCAGAGTCCGTGGTCATGGTTTGCGACAAGATAATCTTGCTAATCGCTTCGTTGCACTTGTCGTAGAGCGCGGCGTAGTCGGCGGTACCAGAACGACTCGCCTCGACCAACTCGATCAGGTAGCCCTGAGTCTTGGTGAAAGCAGCGCCAGCTCGGATTGACTGCGCCAACTTCATGCCTTTCGCTTTCTCCTCCGGCCCCGCACCCACGGGCAGCTCCACCCCCGGTGTGGGTTGAGCGAATCTTTCTAGATAGGTGAGCCAATGCTGCAAATCTCCACGCTTAATCGCTACTGGCAGAGCCAGCCAATGCGCTAGCCCCAGGCCGTGCGGTTCGTCCGAGTTGTCCGCGCCCGTACAAAAGTGCCAACGGCGCGACCAGTGCAGTTCTTCGCCGTCGAACGCGTTCTCAAAAGTAATCAGGCGTGGCTCGAAATCTTGATTAAAGCCAAATCGACTGCGGTTGCGCACCCGAATACCACCTTTGAGCGGATCGAGAGTCCAGTAGCTGCCATCTGCCCGCAACATCAACTCGCCAAACGAGAATCCGTAAAAAGTGCCCCACAGCATTTCTTCCGTGATGCGATCGAAATCGATCGACGGCAACAGTTCGTCGCGCACCCAATCCGCCGCCTTGAGATCCTCGCTACTTTCGCCGCCAGCCACCACCTCGATCTCGCAGGACTTTACCGCCGAGATGCGCGACTGCATGCAGGCGTAGACCTGATCGTCGCGCTTGATCTCTTCGTAGTACTTCAGATCGCCGCCGCCCTTGATATTCAGGATCTCATCCTGACTTGGCAGCAATCCTGGATTCAAATAACCGCGCGTGATGTCCTTCGCGATCGGCGCAATCTCGACATCGGCAAGCGGCTTCTTTTCAGCTTCGGTTAGATCCGCCATCTAGAAAAACCCCGCTAGCAATGGTTCGGTTTGTCGCTCCCAAGCAATCTCGAAGTCCAGTGGCCCCGGATTACCGCTGGCAGCGTAGATAGCCAAAAAACAAGCCCATGCGCGATCGGCGTGACCCGCGCTATCGGAGTCGGCTTCAAAGCGAATACTGCCCATCGCGGTCGTCACTTTCCGCAGCTTGTGCAGGTCATTGCGGATCTCGGGGTCGCCCATAGGATTGCGAATCTTGCGATCCTCAAAAGCCTGTTTGCCGAGCGTGGCAAGATTCTGCTTGTTCGTCGCCGTAAAGAGTACGCCTTCTACGCGGCTTTCACCGTGGCGGCGTTGCGCGTCCTCGGTTGGCTTCTCGCCCATGCCCGTTTGATCCATCGCCCACCGCACGATTTTGTAGTGCTTGAATAGCTCGTCCATCACCGCATCCTGCTCGGCAAACGTAGCGCGTTTCAGTGCCACAATCTCCCGCGTCCACAGCACGTCGCCCACTTGCTCCAGCACCCACGCTACCCACAGGTCGTTGCGGCGGGCGATGTCGTTGCCCACAAAGCAAGGACCGCCCTGATAGAGATCGCTAAAACCTGCGCCCTCGTGTTCGCACGCGCTAATCAAGTCGTAACTGAGCCAGGCACTGGCTTCGTCCAGCCACTGAAGTTCAAATTCCTGCGCCCAACCGTCAGGGTCGTTGAGGGCACGGCGCAAGCCTTCCACATCGCGCGGCAAGCCCTGGCGCACCGCTTCGTAAATATCGACGACATGCTTGCTCCAGGCATCGTCGCTGGCGGTCATCAGATCGTAAAACTTATTGCCCTTGCCGTTGGGTGTGGAAACGACGCGCAGCCGATGTCCGGCGCTAATCACCGGGAACAGGGCTTGCCAAATCTTCCTGGAGTCCTGATGGAAAGCAAATTCATCCAGGAACACACTGGCACTAAAACCGCGTGCCGTATCGGGATTAGCGGGCAATGCCGTAATCCTGCTACCGCCTGGCATCGTTACTTCCAGCGCCTTAAAACTGCCCTCATATTCATATTCCAGCGCCTCGAATCCCATCTGAAACGCCTTCAGGTGGCGCTTCACGCCCTCGTCCATCGCTTCCTTCGCCTGGCGCTCGCCGCGACTGAGGATTACCCAGCGCTCCTTTCTGCCGATCGCTTCCGCTTCCATACACCGCATCACGATTTCCAGCGTACTGGTGAAAGTCTTTCCGGTTTGGCGAGCGAACATGCCAATCTTAAAGCGACTCTCATCTTGCAGCCACTTTTGCTGGTAAGGGTAAAGGGTAATCGCCGGGCTAGAAGAGGCCATAGATTTCCTCCTTCACCCGCTTCAGCGTCGCCGCGTCAATGCTTTTGGCACTGGATTCAAGCTGGGTAAATTTTGCTTCGATCTTCGCCTTCACCTCAGCTTTATATCTCAGCACCGAGATGTCGGCGCGGTTGATGTCCGCTACAGCTCGCGCCAGCTTCACCGGATCGGCCTCAGATTCCGCATCCATCAGCAGGTCGTAAAGTTTGTTTTGCACCAGGGCAGATAAAGCCCTGCCCATTACAGGCGTGTCTCCTGCCGCCTCTGCGATCGCGACCGCCTGGTCAGTCGCCACCGAAATTGCGTCCAGGTGCTTCTGCAACTTCTGTCCGTGTCGGTGTACCGCGCTGCGGCTGATCTGAAAGCCTTGCGCTTGCAGCCAGTCGGTTAGCTCGGTGTAGTTAGAGAAGCGGCTTTCGCGCAGTCGCTTCTCAAGCTCCGACTTAACTTCTTCCGGCAGCATCGCCACGCTGGATCGATCCACTACACCAGCCCCCAGTTCTTCGCAGGTCGAGCGATTGAGGGCGGCGCTTCGCAGTTGTATTCCACTAGATCGGTGAGCTTATTGGTGCGTACTGCCAGCACGCTTTCGTCAATTAAAGTCTCCAGGGTGCAATATCCCGCACTAGCGAGATATTGCACCATCTCGCGTACTTCGTTGTCACTCAAGCCGCTCTTCATGTCGCGGGCGATCGCCCTAAACACCTTTTCGGATACGCCGATGTCGCGCCCGTTCCTAAGCGCCAAGCAAAAAGTCCATCGCAGTTCTCTCTTCCGGATATCGTCCAGAGCGCTACTCATGTTGTTTTGTTCTCGTCAGTATAAAAAAAACTTCATCCATCCTGCGATGCACTGCGTCAACTTTCCCCTCCAGTACCGCTGCGTTGCGGACGTAGTCCTCTTGCGGCACGTAGCGGTTGGCTTCCGCCCGCAGCTCCACCACTTGCTCCTTGACTTCCTCAATGCGATCGTCAAAATCGCGGCTCATATACTTCAGGCTTCCTTCCAGGGCTTTCCGGTGCTCTTCCGCTTTATCGAACTGGGAATCGATCTGCCCGATCGCTCGACCGAGAAACCACCTGATCAGCCCATAGGAAATCCCGGTAATCCCAGTCACTGCGCCGATCAAAATCCAGTCCCAGGTCAGGCCGCTGCTAGTCGGCGACGCTGGGGGCGCTGTCGGAATCTGCACTATCGTCGCGGAAGTTTTCACAAAGCCACTCTGCTCCTATTTCTACTGCCAGCGATCGCGCCAGCATCCGCCAGTACCTGCACGGAATATAGTGCGTAGATTGTATACTGCGCCCCTCCCTTCGGCTCACGGCGGCAAGCCAAGCTTGCACCCGTTCGCCGCGCCAGGTAAGGCCGAGTTGCTCCAGCGCTACTTCCACGAAAGCGCGAGCGTCCGATATATCTTCTGCTAACAAAAAAATAAGGGGGCGAATCGCCCCCAGTCCGTGTCACAAACCAACCAACTGCAAACCGCAAATCTATGCTACGGGTTCCGGCGCGGGGGCGGGTTCGTAAATCCCAACAACATTATCAATCGCCGTCTGAACCCCCGCCATCTCGCCAGCAAAATCCTGGGTCAGCTCTAGCTCGGCAATCCGAGTATTTAAAGCATCAATCGCGGCAGATAGACCCGCCAGGGCTTCGGTCACCTGGACTCTTTCTGCGGAAATAGTCGTATTTAGCTCTTCCAGCTTAGCGTTTAGTTCTTCGCGTGTAGCCATTGTTTTTTCGATTACCTCTAGTTTTACTTTGACGTCTCGCAGTGCGCCGAGAGCAGCGACTAGCTCGACCAACAATTGGAGCAACATTCTCGTCTCCGCAAAATCGCAGCGTAGATTATATACCGCGTTCGCCAAGTGATTTTTCGATCGCACCAAAATCCCGCTTCGCCAATTGCGCGAACAGCGCCTGCTGCCCGAGGTATAGCAGGTGCAGATCCTTGAGCAGTTTCCTGGCGCTTTCGAGGTCAACACCTTCTACTTGCTGGCAAAATAGCGCGTGCGCGAATTCTTTCTCCGGCGACAAATCACTCATAAACTTCCGCTCCTACTCGTTTGCACCAAGCCTTCAGTCCCTCGATCGCGGGTCTTGCCGCTTCGTAGGTGACTATCCAGTCGATCGACTCAACGCCCGTTTGCTTTTTCAGCCAGGCGTTCAACCCCTTGCGCGTCCCGTCGCACGCGCCAGCGTCGCGTAGCAGGTACCAGAGTTTCCAGATCTTCTTCTGCTCGCGCGAGTTTTCGATCTGGCGCGACAATTTACTCCGCTTCACCTTCGGCATCCAGCCCTTCGCCCGAAACGAGTTCAGCACTGCATTTAGCTCGGAAAGGCCCATGCCTGCCGTGGATTCCTTGCGAGTCAGCGAAGCCAGAATCGTGCGATACGCTTCGTCGCTCAGGCCGAGATCGGCTTTGGCGATATGCACCAGAGCCTTCAGTCGGTTTGTTACGCTTTTCGGGGGCAAACTACTCATCGTTTTCTCCCTCCTGTTCATAGCCAAAAGCGCGATCGAAAGCATCTATTGAAGCTTCGCCGACAAATTTTAAAAAATCAAAGAGCGCTTCGTCGATAGCGCGTAACGCCGTCACAGCAATCCCAAGTGGTGTCAGAAGGAGGGTCAGCATCGCCAAAACCAGCCAGAGGAAGAAGCTGCAGACCACCTCCAGGGTTCGCAATAGCCAATCAGGAATTCGATTCATCTTGAGCGACCTCCTCGGCATTAAGTGCTGCCAGCCTCCTGAGCGCGAATCGGCGCGAAACTTCCCTGAGAGCCGGATTGTAGGCTTGTCGCCTGTAGTGCTCCGCCAGCTCGTGCTTCAGGCTATTGTTCATGCTATCTCCCCTCGGGTACGTCGTGTTTTCAATCAGTCTCTTCGCCATCATTTTCCTCCCTATCTTCTTCAAACTCTTGCAGCGCAGCCAGTGCCTCGATCATTGCCCCGAACTGTTCGCCTTCGCACAGGTAGTAGCCCGTGTCGAGATCCACCGAGTGCTCGACTGCGGCGATCGCACTGGCGGCGACATCGCACAGGTAATCGCGCCAGGTCTTCACGGCTTCCATATAAACTCCTCAGCACTCTGCATGCCCGGAGCGCTAAGCCTGATATCAAAAATCGCATCGTAAATCTGGCGACGCGATTCTTCCTCGCCGTCGCGCAAGTAGGCGACGCGCCCGACAAGACGGTAAACCTTGTGAACGTAGGCTCCCATGAGGCCAAAGGCTTCCGCTCTTTGCTTGCTGGAAAAGAAGTCGAGCGGCAAAATAAACAGGCAGCGCCCGCTATGCTTTATCAAAGCCAGGCAGTGTGCCAAAATTGGCAGGGCTTTCGAGAAAGGCAAATTGCCGATCGCCACATCGTAAGTACAAAAATCCGTACAGGTCAAAATGTCGGCGTTACGCCACAAGTTCACTTTGTCCAGTAGTCCCTCCTCATAGCGGGCTTTATCAATTTCGTAGCAGACAGATCCTTCAGGTAGCCAGGCTGCAATCTGCCCCGTACCTGCGGTTGGCTCCAGTATCTTTTCCTCCTCCGGCTCTAGTAGAAGCGAAATTTCTTTAGCCAGCCAGCCTGGAGTCTCCCAATTGTCGGGATTCCAGTCATCTTTCTGTTCTGATTTTTTGGGCTTCAGCAGCGCTTTTGCCAGTTTCAGCGTCACCTCTCGATCTTGGGCTACCTCAATCGCGCTCTCCAGTACTTCATCGGGAGTACTGGGCGCGGTCAACAGGTAAAGTGCAGATGGCTGGATTTGCAAACCCGACAACGTTGTCGGATTTAGCCTTCTCGCCACCTGCATAAATCGCTGTGCCATGCGCTCGTCCCAGTCGAGTTCGCGTTTCATCCAGGCCAGAAACTCGCCGTGTTCGACCCGCTCCTTTACCTCCAGTAACATCGCGCCCACCGAGGCGATCGCGTAGGGAATGCGCTTCACCGTATTGCGGATTTCTTGGGCGCGATCGCGCAGGAAATCGCTGCTGTCGTCAACGACTTCAGACTCGACTACCTCCACTTCTCGCGCTTCTAGGGTCAAAATTTCCTCCATTCGCTAACCTCCAATCTTATTTTTCTCAACCATCTCGCGCAGGCGCTTCAGGTTTGCCTGCCTCTGTTCCGGCGTTATCGCAGCAGTAGACACATCTCGATCGCCCACAACTCCAGCACCATCACTACACCCAGCAACAAGATCGCCAGCCATAGCGATGCCCGTGCCGAGCTTATCTTTGCGTTTTGCCTCATATGCCTCCCACTGCAAAGTCACCAGTTCAAATCTTTCCAGGGCGAAGAAACCCTTATTAATCCAGGCTTTCGCGTCGGTTACGCCGTGCGGCTGCTTGCGCACCTCCAGGTAGCGGCAAATCCAGCGCACGAAGTCCGGATCGAAATCGAAGAGCCTGGCGCTTACCTGCCACGGTTGCAGGCTGGCACCACTGCGAAACCTGGCAGCCATAGGATCGAATGTCATCGACAACCTCCTTGTTGCGTCAAAAACAACGAAATCGCCGCCGTCACCGCTCGCTCGGTATCCCATTCGGGGCGGGAATCGACGAAGCGGCGCAGCCGATCCCTCAGATCTTTAGGAATCTCCAAAATAATCGGCACCACTTCCGCAGGCGGCATGGGCGCGGAGCTGCCAACTGGTAGCCGTAGCTGCCCGACCAGATCTGGCATCGCTCGCTGCGCGATCGCCTTATCCACCTTTAGCCCGTGAAACGAGCGCCCGCGCAACAGCTTGCGCGTCGCCGCCAGCTCCTCTGGCGTTACCGCCCAGTAGTAACCCCAACTCGAATGTGACGCAATCGGGTAGCCCTCCAGGCGCAACTGCACCACGATTTCGCGGATATTGCGATCGTCCGTGCCGTAGCGACAGCGGCGGTTGGAGATTAACTCGCAAATTTCAGCAGCTTTCAGCGCGTTGCTCGCGCCCTGGTGAGCAAAAAGCAAATCGCGAACGGAATCTAGATCCACAGGAGGCATGGTTAACCTCCCCTGGGCGGATGACAGTACTCAAGCAGCCACTCAAAGACCTCCAGCAATTCTGGCGGCAAAACCTCGCTATCCAAATCCACCGCAATCAGGAGTCCGCCACGCAAAGGCTTCTCTCCTCTGCGAGGAGAGAAGCCTTGAACCTCCGCGAGCTGCATACAGATACCGGGCTTCTTCCCAGACGCGACCACGAGGTGCTCGTAAGCAGTTTTAGAATACTCGGTAAGAAAATTTGTCCGCTCTTTTTTCACGATTACACCTCCCCAACCAGGTGCCACATAAACTGTCCCGATTCGGCGAAGGCTTGCACGGTCGCCATCTGCTCGCGGCTCGCAAACTGCACTTCCGCGACTTCGGCGGCATAGTAGATCTCGATTACACCGAAGTCCTCTTCCGGCTCTGCCAGGGTACGCACGGGCACCTCCGAGCCGCAGATCGTGAGGCGTAGCGCCTCCAACCGCACTGCCTCGTTTTTAGCGCCCACCAGAAAATCAAAGATATTTACCGCGCTGTCGTTCTTGAAACTAGCGACGCATACCGCGTTGCGCCAATCTACAAAAGCTAGATCCAGCCACGATTGCTTGCGCCGCCCCCACCGTTCGCCCTCGTCCCAGCGGTAGGCAAATGGTTGGGCGATCAGCTTCTCAGCGGTAGCGTAGCTGCCCACATAAAACTGGCCGTCGCTACCGTCGAAGCGATAGCGGATCGACCCCTGCGCTTCGTAAATCACACCGTCCGGCTTGGCGGTACGGGCATACTCCGGCACGTTTAAAGTCGATAGATTCATTCTTTTTAACCTCCAATAAGTTTCTCTAAATCCTTTGCGGCGCTCCTTCTCTACCAGGCCGCGCCTGTGCATCAAGCCCAACGTCTGGCCGATGCGTCGGCGCGCCCTGTCCTTATCCGCGAATGGCAGCGCGTCCACAATTGCAGTCGTTGACTGCCATTCGCCCGTCAGCAGCCCTTTCAGGCAATCGCGCCCGTAGCATTCCCTCTCCACCTTGCCAACCACCCCATCCACCAGGGGCAGGGGATTGGCAAGGCCCCAATCGCGCAGATTTCGCTCCACTACCAGGCGGTTGTGCGCCGCCAGTAGCTCGGGATTTCGCAGCTCGAAACTCTTGCCGCGCCCCTGGCCAAAATCTACGGATTTAGGTTTATGCATATGCCAGGAACTCCTCCTCCGGCTTGAGGTCGAGGGCTTTTAGCGAATCCGCGAACGCCTTGGCATGTTCGGCGCTCGTAAAACAAAAACGGTGTAGGCTGCTATCCATAGACACTCCACCCAGGTACAGGGCAAAAAATTCCAACTCCTGGCGGGTTGTCAGAGGGCTTTGCCCCAGGTCGTGCACCGAAATTACGTGCGTCGCGCCTTCCAGGGCGGTCTGTCGTTTTCTCCACTCGTCGAGCCAGCTCATGCCGCACCTCCTACTAAAAAAGCTAGTTCTTGGATCTCAAACCTCGTTGCGCCAGCCGCGTCACGCACTTCCCTTGGCTGCCACCCCTGCCGTGCGGCAAAGGCATGAATCTCGCTCAGCAGCATCAAAATCGCGCGATCGGTACAGCGAATTACCACCTTCTGGTTGTAGGTTTGCCAATCCGGCGCGCCTGAAGCGATTAGCTGTGCTAGAGTTTCAACTTCAGCGTTCTGCTGTTGGCGCAAGCAGTTGATCCTGTCTTCCAAACATTGCAACTGCTTGCGTGTCAAGCGCTCTTTCAATTCGTTGAGGATCATGGTTTGCACCTGCGCAAACGCTCGCGCCTGAGCGCAGTCAACGTGCGCGGCGTTTGCGTCCACCTCCAACTGCATCTCCTCAATCGTTGTCATCATTGTGATTTCGTCCATCTTTTCCTCCAAAAAATTGGTTTAAGTTGCAATCGAATGCGCGGCCATCGCCCAGGACTACGGGGCTACGAGGCCCCGTATCCCGCACCAGACGGTAGGTGTGATAAGCACCCGCCTTACCGCCGCCTTTGTTAGAAACGTGCACCCGCACGTAATCCACCTGTTTGAGCTTGTTCACATATCGCCCCACCGTGTCCTCGTGCAAGCCGCACACCATGGCGATATCGCCGACGGTGAAGGTTTTAAAAATTCGCATGGATCGCCAGATCTTTTCTTGAGCGCCCTCCTCAGCAGTCGCCAGCAGCTCCAGATCTGGCGCATCCACACGCGTGATGCGATATCTATCGCAGCTAGAATTGCCGTTTTTTCTGGCACCCGCCAGTTTCACAAACCCGGCAGCACACAGTTTTTTGAGGTACTTGCCCACCGTCGATTTGTCGCAGCCAGATTCCTTCGCAACTTCAGCAATCGTGAAACCGCGCTTCTTGTCGCACATTACGCCCCAGATCAGGTTCAGTGCTCGGTGTCGCATTACTTATCTCCTTTTGCTAAAAACGGACGATCGCCCCACTGCTTCAGTTCGATCCGATCGATGCCCTTGCCCTTGGCGTATTTTTCGATCCGCGATAGCGCGATCTTGCACTGGGCAATGCTGCCCTTTGCTTCCGCCAGGAATGCCGCCACCAGATCCTCGGCAACTTCCACCTCGCACACCGCATCCGCCAGCAACTGCGCGTCCTCCAGGTCAATCGCCTGGAAGCAAATCCGCTGCGTCACGCGGCGGTCTAGTTGCTGGCGTTGCTCCAGGCGACGATCGCACCCCTGCATCCCAATCAGCACCACGGGCAAATCCGCCAGGTCGTGGATATCCCGCAGAGTCTCCACCAGCTTCAGGTTGCCGAATAGGTAGTCCGCTTCGTCAACGAAGAGACTCTTGCCTGTCGAAGCCATGCGCGCCACCACCGCATCCAGGTTTTTAGCAACCGAATGGCGCGGCTCGCCGCCTAGCTCGATCAGGATCTTCGATAGCATTGCCGAGGGAGTCCAGACCGCATTGGCGCGGACATAGATGCCGCGATGCTGATTCAGCAGCCACGACACCGCCGTACTTTTGCCCGCGCCCGTGAACCCGTGCACCAGCCCCATGCGCGGGATCGTGGGATCGGCATCGCGCAGCGCCTGATAAAGCGCCTGAAAGTTAGAAAGGTTTTTGACTTTTGCTAGAATTGGCCGCATACTTACTCCTACTAATGACGTGTTGACCTCAAAGCCTCGGGAGCCTCACTCCCGAGGCTTTTAAACTGCTTTTTGCTGAATAATTTCGGTGGCACCCAGCCACTCAATAAACGCGGCATACTCCTCTTCTTGCCTGTCGTCGTCGCAATGAAATCGAGCCAAAGCGCGTCCCTCCGCCCACCGCAGACACAGCCGCGCCATCCCCCGATCCGCCTCGTCGCACGGCAAGCCCTTTTTCCAGGCGCGAAATACCTTTCGCAGTTCCGGCTTGCCCTCGACAATGTCTTGCGATGGCTTGCGTTCCGGTTCTTGCAAAAAGGCAACGTGTCGCGCCCTGGCTCCCTCGTCGTAGTGCGGCTCCGGCACCGGAGCCAGCGCCTCCAGAGTCCTGGCCGCCTCGTGCAGCGCCTCGGCTGCGTACTCTTCACTGCTTTTGGGTAGCGAGGTCAGCTTGCCGTTGCGCCGCTCGGCAGCGGACAACATCTCATCAACCACGTCCCCAACGTTAGCTTTCTTGGCAAGGGCCTTGAGGGCTTTCTTGCCCGCCTGGATGCGCTCTTTCTGCTTCCGCTTGGCGACAACCGCAGTCTTGGCGCGATCCATGCCCGTGCGTTCCGGGTTCTCGGCGACGCAGATAAATTTGCCGTCGCCGTCATATATATAGATGCGGCCCAGGTCGGCGGGGTCGAGACGCGCCTGCACTGGCTGCCCGATATAAGCCTCCAGCTCCACCGCAATAAACCAGCCGCCCTCGATCTGCACGCCGCGCTTCTGTACGGTGCGCGTACCGCCTTCCGCCATCAGCACGTCCAGCAGCCGCTCGTCACTGACCGTGCGAATCGCGCCTTGCGATCCGGTGTAGATCTCGAATGGGGTCTTGCCGCCATGCGCGGTTTTGGCTTCGTGGTGGTACTTATCGCACCAGCGATCCGCAAAGCTTTGCAGTTGCTCGCTGGTCATACCCACTTCCACCACGCCGTCCTTTTGGTAAAGCCTCTCGCTAAAGGATTTTTGGGCGCGGAGTTCCTGGCGATCTGCCACGTTGTGCCCGGTATACCCAGGTAGCAACTCCAGCAAACCGCTCGAAAAAGTCCTAAAAAATCGCTCGACATAGGGCTTTTGCCAGGGACTGAACGGCGCGCACAGATCCCGTTCGATCCGCAAGTCATCCAGCACCCGCGTTATATGGCGGCTGGTATAGTCTTTACCGTTATCGGTCTTTATCGCTTCCGGTACGCCCCACGCCAGGATGGCGCGGCGCAAAAGCGCCAGGATCGCCACGGAGCGCGAGGTCTTCGTCACCAGCAGCATGGCGCGGCGACTAAACACGTCCACTACCGCCACCAGGTGGTAGCGACCGTCTGCGCACATCACGTCGGCAGGCGTGGAGTCGAGCTGCCAGAGTTGATTCAGGCGATCGATCCCTTCGGAATAGCTGCCAAACGCGGCCATATGCTTGCTCTTAAACTTGTCGGGGTTACTCACCGCCGCGAATAGCTGGGCGTTCGTTCGCTTCCAGTCGCGCACCCACCGCGCTACGGTCGATACACTGGGCAGCGCCGAATCAGCAAACCGCGCGTGCATCGCCTCATGGATCTGGACGGCACGGCAGTGCGGGTATTTCGCCACCATGCCCAGCGTGAAATTTCTCAGCTCTTCCTCGGTGTCTATTACTTTGCCAGCCCGTCCCCTATTCTTAGGCTTTAGTCCCTCAAATCCTTCGGTTTCGAGGCGCTTTTGCCAGTTTTTCAGGGTAGAGCGACTCAGTTTAGGCTCCTGCGTCCGTATCCACTGCGGTAGTTCGACTTCGCCGTTATTGTATTTGACGGCGAAATTTTCCTCGCATCTAAGCCTGCTCAAGCCTTCTAGCTTGCAAAAGCCCGTTTGTTCGGCGCGATCGTAAGCCTTCAGGATCTCGTACCGCGCTTCGGCGGTACGGTCTTTTTTGCTGGCTTTGGGATCTGGTGGTTCGATTTCAAATCCGACAACGTTGTCGGATTTGGGAAACTCCGGCGCTACGGCAGGCGGCGTAGCGATCGGAGCTTGCAAACTAACTTCCAACAAGGAGTCATCGCCTGCAAACTTGTCGGGGAAGCGCGCGCGGGCTGCTTCCTCAAATTCTGGTGTCCAGTAGCGATCGGGCAACTGGTACTCTTTGCCGCCGCCGCGTCCAATGCGATCGCGCGATCGCCAGGATTCGCGTATAGCCCTTTCCCGAACCCTGCGATCCGTGGAAGGCAGACCGATCAAACCCGCAAGTTCCAAGGAAGAAAAATATCCCTTCATGCGGCCTCTTCGTTAATCTTGTTCGCCTTTTCCTTTGCGGCGTTTCTCAGGAACTCTGATCGATTTTCGCCAAGAGCCCTCGCAGCCGCGTCAATTAAGTCAAACTCGGCATCCGACAAGCGGACAGGCAGGGTGCGCGTCTTAAGTTTGCTCCGAGTCATGTGCGGTGTATCGTACAGTATACATTCTTTGTACAGTACACCGCACAAACTCGTCAAGTAGGCGGCTATTGAAATTTACTTCAGGTGTACTCTATGCTATACATTAGAAATGTAAGGTGGAATATTGCTATGAACGCTCCAGTTATCACAACCGAAGGGAAGCGGCTCCTGGGCAAACTCCTCAAGGAGTCCAGGGAGGGGCTGGGACTATCCTTGGACAATCTTGTCTTACTGATCGAAAAACAAACGGGAAGAACCTTAAGCAAATCAACAATTAGCGGGCTAGAACGCGGCAACGCTAAGCCAGAGTGGGACACCCTATCTATACTCGCATCAGCCAGGTATATAAAAAAAGAAACGGGATCGCCCTATGCAACCGCCGAACTATTTGAGATAGCCTGCCAATCTCAAGAAGATCGGGCAGCAAACTTTCGCCACGCGATCGGAGCAGCCTAACGTCCGAGATCGTCCGAGTTAACGTCCGAGATCGTCCGAGTTAACGTCCGAGATCGTCCGAGTTAACGTCCGAGATCGTCCGAGATCGTCCGAGTTAACGTCCGAGATCGATCCAGTTAGCGTCCGAGTTAGCGTCCGAGTTAGCGTCCGAGTTAGCGTCCGAGTTAGCGCTACAGAAAGCCAGAACATGGGTAAGCTCAATAGCACAATAGGGAATAGGAAATAAGCACATGGACTTTTTCAACGATCTCGCCAAAAATATTGAATCAGCCGCCAATCAAGCAGGTGAAGCGCTAAACCAGGCAGGCAAACTAATACAAGAAAACGCTAGCGGATTAGGCGAACAAGCAGGCAAGGCGTTGGAAGAAGCCAATAAAGTTGTCTCAGAAAAAGTAGACCCTGCCGCATTGGGTGCAGTTGCAGCAGGTGGCACGGCAGGCGCTGGAATATCTGCCCTTGTTGGCGGCATGGGCTTAGCCATAGGCGGCACAGCCGTTGCAATTGGCATGGCTCCCGTAGCGATTGCGGGTGCAGTAGTTGGTTTAGGCGCATACGGGGTTAGCAAAGCTCTCGCCCCCCAAAATACAGGCGATGCAGACAACACGGACGCACAAGATAGCTAATGCCTAAATCCAAGCCCAATGCCCTACAAAAGCTTGTACGCGGAGCTATTCGCAGCTATCTTGCCCCAAAAAGAAAGAAGAAAAGAGTGGTAGTCGATCGACTCAAGCCTGCACAACCTTCACAGCCCCAGAAAACTACTCGCTCTATCTCCCTAACAACCAGATACCTGATCCTTAAGCGAGACAACCGTCAATGCGTCATTTGCGGCAGGCAGCCTCCAGCCGTGAAGCTAGAAATAGACCACATAATTCCATACTCAAAAGGAGGCAGCAACCATCCCAGCAACCTCCAAACCCTTTGCTTCGACTGCAATCGAGGCAAAGGAGCCAATCCCTAGCAACTCATAGGCCAGTAGCTCGTAGTAGCTCGTAGCTCGTAGGGTGGGCGATCGCCTCACAGTATCTAATCACCTTGCAGATCCCGTACAGATCCCGCAATCAGCTCCATCTCACGCAACTATCACGGCGATCTTTGCCGCACAAAAGCAATCCCCAGCCTTTTTTAGGCCGAGGATATACAATATGTCCTACCAATAAGACAAGGACATATTATGACAGCATTTCCGGCTCACACACCCAACGGCTTTGCCATTAGACCTCGTCCAGGCGACGGGTATTTCGACGGCACCCTGATGTGCAAAGCCAACGGCAAACTAATAGCTGACTACCTGCGCCTAGATTCCACCAAAGCTTACCTAGCAGCGCTTTCCTGTAATATGGGAATTCCCATATCACTTTTGATCGAAACCAGGAAAGGCAACACCAAGAAATACGAGCAGGGTACTTGGGTGCACCCGCAGGTCGCGATCCACCTCGGTCAGTGGTGTAACCCCGAATTTGCGGTTTGGGTAACAAATCTAGTCTTTGACTGGCTCCAAGGTCAGCAGCCACTTTCACGAAAAGCGCTAGCCGACGACCTTGCGGAAGACATTTGCCAGCTTGGAGGGCATCTAGAAAGAGCCCAAGGCACTATCCACGCCCTGAATGAAGCGGTCGACTTTGGCATGTTTAGTGACGTGGCAGACATACTTCAAGCGCGGATCGACAAAGCATACAAGATCGCAAAAGCTATCCTCTCAGCCTAATCCAGTAGCTCGTATGGCGGGTGTCAAATAACCGTCAAATAAAGCATCTCCCGCCCACCAGCACTTTCACCCCATTTCGCGAAGCGTGGGCGTAGGCTCAGTCACATAAAACCGATAACGTTGTCGGTTTATGCAACAATCAAACGACCTCCCAGAGCCACTCAAAAAACCAAACCCGCCCCCAGAGCCAGTTTGATTTTTACATTTAACCCCCCAAAAAAATTCCAAAAATCCGCTTATTGAGAATAGCTTTTTTGCTCGCGATTTACACCGATCCAACAATGGCTGCTTTTTTTTCATTTTTACCGTCGAAGTGGGATCTGCCTCAAAGCCTCTCATCCCAATCAATCCCAGCAAATCCCGGTTGGTACCGCCGATCCAATAATGGTTGCGTGCATACACTCCGACTGCCGCTGCCGATAAGATTTCCACATCGAAGCGATAGCCCAATTGGCAGAGTCCGTGCAAAACTTTGGTAAGTCCTCCTGTGTAGAAAGCGCCTTTGACGTTCTCCCAAATGACAAATCTGGGCTTTGCTTCCTCGATAACTCGGAGCATCTCGAACCAGAGTCCTGAGCGATCGCCTGTAATTCCTGCACGTTTGCCAGCGAGGCTGAGGTCTTGGCAGGGAGATCCACCCGTGATGAGGTCAAATTGGTTTGGCTTGGCATGGAAAGTCCTGATATCTCTGTGGATGGGGATGGTGGGGAAGTTTTTTCGTAAAACATGGCAGCAATAGGGGTTGATTTCGACAAATTGTGCGGTCTCAATGCCGAGCGATTGGGCGGCAAGGCTAACGCCACCGATGCCAGAGAATAAGTCGAGGTATTTCATCTACGCTCCTTCTTAATTGGCATGGATAGTTGCTGGGTGAGGTGAGAAATTGACTGCCCGTAGTTGAGCCGTTTTGCTCTCTGGGCTGCCCATGTATCCCAATATTGTTTGTGCCACAGGTGCATCTGTTCGCAGTGAGCGGCTGTGAGGCGAATATCCCACTGAGCCTGATACTCTTGCTGGGTCATGACCTCACCACCGTGTTTTTGGGTATAGTCCTGCCGTTGGGCATCAGTGGCAAAGTAGGCATTCCTGTACTTTTCCCCGGCTTTGCAGTCGAGGCGCTGGCAGATGAAGGGTTTACCGTTCTTACCACTCACGAGTTGACTCAGATAAGGGTTATCGACTAGTCCTCCGTCACAGCAGCAAAAAAATTTCCACTGAGGGCGGACATCGCGATCGCATCGCGAAGGAGCAGGAATAGCTATCAGTTTTTCACCTTCGTCGAATTCGCCGCTCATAATTACCTCCTTCTCTGATAAGCGACGGCAAACTGGTATCGCTCCTCGTATTCGGGCGAAGTTTGGTCTATGCCGACTGTGAGCAGATGGGTCATGCCCTTAAACGGATCGCTGAGGATCGCTTCCCACTCGGCATATCTGCTGTCTGGCGAGGCAGTTTGCGGATAGAGCCTCTGATACTCAGCTTCCAGGTGTTCAAGGCGCGAGAGTATCCAGGCGATCGGAGCTGCGGGTTGGTTGGGTAGCTTGTCCACCTGCTGCCAGCAGAAGTTTTTAAAGGTGTCATCCAGGGTTGACCAAATGCTGTCGGCGCGGCGAGATTTTTCTTTATTTCTCGGTTCTACAGAGGTTTTATCTGGAGTTTCTGCGTTATTTGAAAAATTTTCAAAATTCTCTCTCTCCACATTTTTTGTTGGCGCAGACAGAGAGAGATCCTTTTTAATTCCTTCTTCGTGGAATTCATTATTTATATGTGTGCGATCGCCCATAAATGGTTCGCCCATTTGTGGTAAACCTGAAAGTGGCTGAAGTGCTTTTTGGGCAAGCGGTAGAGTGAGTTGTTCGACTGGCTCGTGCTGCTGAATTTTTCGACCTTCAGGTAGTGGGTCAATGGGCAAGGGACGTTCGTATACTTCGTAGTCCCAAGATTGAAATTGTCCCGACGGCGATCGCTTAATGACGCGGCGCACGTAACCAAAATTGATTAGCTCGTCGATCGCAGAACGGATAGCGGAGATCCCATCTTTGACACGATCGGCGATCCAGTTCAAGTCAAAATGCCAATCTGGGGGAAAGGTGAGCAAGTAGCTATGCAAGCCGTGGGCGCGGAAGGACAAGCGCTCGTCACGCAAAATGTCATTGTCGATTTGGGTAAAGCGGTTGCTGTGAATGGCATGAACGACGGTCATAAATTACACTCCAGTTCAAAAATTAGTTATTTGGGGTTAGGGATTAGTCAGCGTAGGGATCTCCTTCTGGCAAATCTAAGGGGCGGGTGCCAGCGGCATTGCGATGCTTGAAATTTCGACGGCTGTGCGATCGCTTGCGCTGTTCGCGAGTGATAATTTTGCTGCCAATCGCCATGCGAATCGTCTTGACCAAGCTCTCCAACTGAGGCAGAACCGCCTCGATGTCCTCGTCGGTGACCGTGCGGAAATTGACCTGAGCGCGCCACTGCTCAAGTTTTTTGACAGCGACTGTTACAGGCGCTTCTTTGGGTAACAGGGGAATGCGGAAGATTTTGCAGACTTCCTGAGCGTATTTGGCAACGGGGACGCGATACTTTCCGCCTTTTGTAAACTCTGTCATCAGGCGAGTTGCAACACTAATTGCTCGTTGTCTGAGCGTTGGGTCGAGGGGCAGCAGGGGCTTTGTGCGAAAATCATGCTGTGGCGATAAGCTCATTTCGATGCCTCCAGCTTTCTTTCTAGGGCTTCTGCTTCTTTGCGGAGTTTTTCGACGATATAAAGCTCGGTTAGTCTTTCGACTTCTGGCTTAATCGCGATCGGGATACGAACAACCGTACATTCCGCACTGGTCAATCTTTGCGGTCGTCTCATAAATATACTTACCAGTCATTTGCTAGTAAGTTACATCTTACTTGGCGGTAACTGCCATGTCAATATTGTGTTTGTTATCCTTTACGTACGTGTATGGACTTACCTAGTTGGACTTTGCAGGAGGTATCTAAAGCTGGTAGCCTCAATAAGCTGGCTAAGGCGATTGGCCTTTCCAGGCAAACTTTGATGGACTGGCGCGATGCTAAGGCTAGTTTTCTCACGGATAAGGGTGCCAATGCGATCGCTAGATATTTGGGCTTGAATAAGCCGCCAGAGCAAATCAGAGAAATGTTTGGTATGCCTGCCCATCCATACCTCTCAATTGGGGAAACTACAGTAGATAAGGGTAATGATGATTCAGTTGCGGCTTTACAGGGGCGCGTTGCTAAACTGGAGGAGGACAATCAACTTTTTCGGGAAGAGATTGACGATCTTAGGGAATTAATTGATACTCTGGCGAATGAACTTCATGAAAGAATTAAATCGCGCAAAGTCAAAATTTAAGACGGTTGGGACTTACCTCCGTCTTTGCGATCTGTCGTTGGTGGGGCGATCGCTCGTCATCTCCTGTTCCGATCTTGTAGCAGATAGGCTTAAGTCCAGGTTAGATACTCTTGTCTTGTGCTTCGAGCATGTGGAGAAAATTGCAATTAATGGCTCAGGGAGCATCTCAGTTTTGCAAGGCAAGGTTAAGAGAGCCATTAAGGTAAGCAGAACGGTGTTTGAGGACTTGTGGCACATTATCACGGTTCCATTGAGCGCCAGAGATTTTGATGCGTCTAGCGATTTGCTTAACAGCAGATTCCACTGCGCCAGAACCAATAGAGCAAATCTGCTCGGTTTGGAAATACCAATAATCAGGAATACGATGGCGATGCTTGTGCAGATAAGCAATAAAATTGATGCTCTGAGGACTAGCTAAGTGATTGAGCTCAGCAATAGCTGCAGTCACATTACCCCGCCACAAAAAAGCTTCGACCCCAGTCAAAAGTTGAGCTGTAGCCTCAATTTTATGCAGGTTTTCCACCAAATGGAACCAGTCCAAGATTTCATAGCGACTATCAGGTATAGAGATCTGGGCAATAATATTCCAAATCCCATCATGTCCATCCCCAATACAGGTAACCATATCTGCTAAAGGCTGTCGATTTACCCAGTCTGTTAAGGCAATGTTATCTTGAAATGTGGCAAATATGGCTTGTCCATGCAAGTTCACAGCTTTATAGTCCTTCCACTCACTTGGCTGTCCAAGTGGCGTGCGCAGTCTGATTCTGCCTCCATCGACACTTAATTCCTCGACCGACTCTTCTACCTCTAGGGGGCTAAATTCATGGCGATGCACCAGGCGCTGTTGTGTACTGCGCGATATTTGCACTCCCATCAACATGGCTAAGTCTTTGGCGGCTTGTTCGTAGGATACATTCGCACTCAAGATCAGGCTACATCTTTCCACATACGGGCTCACCTGGCTATAGGGGGCTACTTTGAGCTTCTGCGCTTGCTTTTGCGTGAGGTGGAGCTGTCCGATGCTGCTTTGCACTCGCCTGCGGCGTCCTGCTTCTGTGCCCGTAACTGTGCGGATAAAAAACTCCCTATTTCTGGGCTGACATGTTCGAGGATTTGCTGCCGCACAGCGATTTCGATCCCTTCCAAGCTGGTTAGTTGTTCCGATGGTGTATTCTGATAAAGGATGGCGGCAATAGCTTGAACGTGCGCTTGCATTTCTTTTTCCTGCTCTGGAGTCATGGTTGCTCTCCTTGGGGTTGGTTTCTCGTATTCCTATCTTCTGATTTCTTCCCCCTTTTGGCTACCCATCTATATTAAGCATTATTACTCAGTGCAAAGTTGAGATGCTCCCATGGCTCAGTTGTGTTCGATGTGCCTTTACCAAAGATTCCCAAACTACCTGCCGCGCCAAAATCCTCTGGTGGTCTAAAAGTAGTAGCGATTTTGAAACCAACTAAGGAATTATTGGCGATGAAATTCCCGATAATTAATGTGAAGATATAACACTCGGTGGAAACGATCATGTAGAGAACCTTGCAAGGTAGTTTTTGTCAGAGAACTACCAAACTCAGAAAATTAGCTTTCGCTTGATTCGGGAAGTTCTGCGATCGCAGGCAGAGATGCAGACTGCAAAGCCTGTAGCTTCAAGTCATCCTTGAGCACCAACACGCAGTCATCGAGTAGCTTTGCCTCTAATTCGTGCAGAGGAAAGCGATAGTCGAAATCGAGAACAGCACATTTGTAGGTAGTGCCATCGGGCAGAGAGCCAGACTTCTGCACAAACTTTGCTTCCCAGACAACTTCACGCGGATCGTAACCAGATACGACGATCTCAGCTACGCGATTGCCAAAATTCGATAGAGAGCCTTTTCGACCCGATGCTTGATTCTTGATCTTCGTAGCATAGACAAGGTTGGGTTTCAGCACCGATTCATCCAGCGGTACAAAGTAAATCGTTCCGATCTGAATATTGGCATTCTGAATTTCGGCATTTCTATAGGGATCGTGCTCCATCCCGAACTGGAAAGCCAAAATGTAGAACTCGATGGGATCGTTGCCAAGGGATTTTTCGCCCAACACCCAGGAACCATTTTGAGCGCAGTTCGCTTGGACAAATACGGGTACTTCAGGGATAAAGACCCCTTCAGGCGTAGGAGTTTTTGCAAAGAAAGGATGCCGCTCTAGCTCGGTTTGAGGTTGGACTTTATTCTTGGTTGCCATAGGTTTGTTTCCTTTTCGATGAGTTAAGTTGAGTTAAGTTGAGTTGATTTGTTTTGTGCCTACAGCTTTTAACGTCATCAGTAGGCATTGGACGAGAGAGGAGTTATAGATGCACAGACACAAGCTGTTGCATAAAGGCATCTTGCTTTTGCTTGCGACTGCCATAGCAGAGACTAGAGAATGCAGTCTCAAGACTTCCTCTGACAGGTGAATGCCAGTTGATGTATTCCTTTACGGATTCCAATAGTCCATATGCGGTGCCGTAGGCAGATAGCAGATCGCTGCCCTTGCCATCTCCCAGAAATAGCTTTAGGCAAGTCTGCACAATTCGGGGTTGTGCTTCTAGTGGTTTATTGGGATCGCCAAAGGCTTTGATTAGATGTAGTTCTGCTTCCTGCTTGGTGAGAGCAACATCGGCAAGGCGATTCGATACTTTCTCGTAATCTCTGACAGTTGCAAGAGCATGGGTCAAGATTCCTGCAATGCGAGACGCTACGCTAGCGCGCCCGCGCGTTTCGCTGTTATATTCAGAAACATGGTTGATGACTTGTTGTGATCGCCTCACGGATCTGGTCATACCGTTCGTGCAAACAAGGCGATTGAAATACAGATCGATCTGCAATCCTCTCCCGCACTCGTGCGATTCTGCAATCATCAGGTGTGCCTCCGTAATATCGCCAACTTTCCTTACATCGATTTCGATGGGTAGTTTGCAGAAAGCGAACAGTTCTTTCCCTCCCTTCAGACAGCCGATGCGATCGATCTGCAAGTCATTTTGTGTGCAAAAAGTATGAAAAGTTTCGAGAATCTGGTGATTCTGGAAAGGCTTGCGCCATTTACCATAGACGCTTAGCATTTGTTGCGTGTCGCTGCGATAGGCAGCAAGGTATTCTTCGGTCGAGCAGTCATCAGCGTAGCGAATGGGAGAGAGTTCGACTGTCCAATCAAGTCCAGCCGCTTTGAGCTGGTCGTCAATGGTCATACCCGATGCGATCGGCGTTCCTAGGTCGCGATACCATGTTCTCACTGTCATAATCTTGTTTCCTGAAATATTGAGGTTGAAATGTTCGGATTTGCCAGTCCTTTAACGTTGTTCACTGGCACAGAACGGAAGAATTACCAGTTGCCCTGCGTAATCTCGGAAGCTAGTCTGTGGCGTTCTTCTTGCTCATCAAGCCATAACTCGTATTCTTGCCAGTCTTCTTCAGTAGATTGAGGCTCTGGTAGTGGCAAAGCCTTCGCAAAGTAGCCAGTGTTTCTACCGTCAGACCAATAAGTATCGAAATCAACGATGAGGTAATGGGTTTCGGTGCCATCAAAATCATCCTCATAGCAATACTCGTGATAGGGCAGAATAGGAACGCGATCTCGATTACGGGCTGAGGGAAACTGAGTGCATGGAGAAATGGTTTTCATCGTGATATCCTATTGAGTGAAATGTTTTGAGCCGTCTTGAGTGAGCCTTTTATCGTCTTACTCAGGACGGTTTTGTTATGCCTGGGCAGCGATGTAAGAGCAAAGATCGCTAAAGCCAAGCTGAGCAAGCACAGCGTAGCCATGCTTGCAACATCCCTTACCGAAAAACTGCACTTGATTCTTGTAGTCATTGCACGCGCACTCGATACCTGTAGGTGTGGGAGTAGCGATGTATTGGGAATCTTTTTTGGGATTGCGTACCACATACCCGCCAACCATAGGAGCGCGAATTACTTGCAAGTCCTGAGCCTCAGACCTGCGGCGATCTACGAAGTGCTGTTTGAAAGCCTTGAAAGAAACCAATCTGGGTCGCATACCTTTGACATAAACCCATACGCCAGTCGCCCAAATCTCGAACTTGACAACTGCACTTGCCGCTACGTTAAAAATCCGAGCGATCGCAGAAGCAGAGTAAAGAATGTTTTGAGAAGTAACCATTTGTGAAGTCCTCCGTGTATTTGTTTCTATACATGTAATTATATGCAACTTACTATCAAATTACCAGTAACTAACTATTGTTAATGCTTATAGAAATGGCTTTTAGGATAAGTTGCTTATATGTAACTTACTGGTAACTCGTGGTATACTAGATTGATGAATTAGGAAGAAAAAGCCGATGACTGTAGTTGGAGTAACTGGAACTCGCAAACTAAATGAGAGCGAAACAGCAAAAGCAATGAGAGAAATGCGATCGCTACTCGATAAAGCTACTAAACTGCACGTAGGAGATGCCACAGGAATAGACGCTCTCGCCCACAGATGTGCAAATGCAGCGATGGAAGTAGAACTGCACAAGACCGAGGGTAGAAAGCCCTACCAACTCCAGCAACGTAGCAAGCGCATGGTGGATGCTCTAGCAAAAGAGAATGGAATGCTCCATGCTTTCGTCAATAAGCCCTACCCTGGTGGTGTAACTGTGAACTCGTGGGCGGGGTCTGGAACTTGGGGGACTGTTCGCTATGCGATCGCCAAAGGCGTACCCGTAGAACTGCACTGGTTGATAGAACCTTGCAAGCTGCCAGACTGGATGATAGAAAAGCAGCTAACTCTCATTTAA